TTTTTAAATTTATATGCTATTTTTTACTAAATATATTATTTGCTAATATATTTAGTAAAAAAATATAAAAACAAATTTATTATACTTAATAATAGTATAACATGCAAATTTTCGTAAAAACACTTACAGGAAAAACTATTACACTAGAAGTAGAGCCGTCTGACAGCGTTGACAACATTAAATCCAAGATTCAAGATAAAGAAGGTATTCCACCCGACCAACAGCGCCTAATTTTTGCAGGAAAACAGCTTGAAGACGGGCGCACATTAAGCGATTATAATATTCAAAAAGAAAGCACTTTACACCTTGTATTGCGTCTACGCGGGGGATTTTAGTTATTTAGCAAATATTATTATTGTTAATAATAATATTTAGCAGTATTATATTATATTATATTATAAGTAAAATGCCTTTCGTGCCACAATTGTATCGGAGATCGAGTCATGTCAATAACTCTAATGCTGGTTTTGATTATGGCAAGTTGTTGAAAGACACAGAGGAAAAAAGCGCACGAGATAAAACCGAAGCCTTACAAAACCGAACACAAGAATATAATGTTATAGTTAAGGAGCCTAAGTTACTAGGAATAACACCAAACCGTGATCGTGATGACGAAAATTACATAACTCTAGATAACAAAAAGCCTAATCCATATAACATAATACAATACTCACAAGTGGTAAAATTTAGAACGGGTTCTGAAGAGGTAAATTTAGAAGACTTAACAGGTGAAGCTTTTAGAGAAGCGTTTAAGCCATTGAGAACACATATAAAAGCTATTCAGCCAAACAATGAATCAACATATGTTACATTAACTTTTAAATCAAATAAACCTCATATACCACTTTATCCATATAGTGTTACTCTAACAAGTCCTGGCTCTATAGGATTTAAACGAAAAAAAGGACAAGATATTAATGATAATGATGTAACAATAATGGAAATAGGCGAAGAATATAATCCATATGGTATTACAGATGGTTCTAGATTAGTAGGAATTATGCACAACGGGTCTAACGGGTCTATATTAAAGGCTATCACCTATGATGATGATGGTGAAGATTTTGAATACCTTGTAGAGAAAAGAAACAAAATTGACCCAAATGATAATAACACATATATTACTCTATACATAGTATCAATAGACTCAAATGCACCCCAAAAAGCAGCAGCAGCAGCAGCAGCAAGAGCAGCAGAAAGAGCAGCAAGAGAAACATCACAACAAATAAGTGGTGGTAAATCACGCAAAACAAAACGCCATCGCAAAACAAAACGCCATCGCCATCGCAAAAAATCAAGACGCAGCAAATCAAGACGTCGCAATAAACACTAAGACACTATTTTTACACTAATAAATAGCATCTATTCACTAGTTTCATCATCCGTACAATAACCATAAGTAATTAACTCAAAACTAATAGGATTTATACGCTTTAAATCTTCAATATACAGTTTTCTTGTATTAGTAGTTATATATATTTTTAAACAAGCATCTGTTTGTGCGTCTAGTGCTTCATAAATATTTCTTAAAGTAAGCTCCCCTGTTTTATTAGACACATAATAGTATAATTTTATTTTGTCTCCATCTTCATTATAAAATGTATGCATTATAACAATAGTAGGGTCTGTTCCTTCATAATATATAGTATCAATAGAGCCTTCATAACCAGCAATGTAAAAATTTTTAAAACTAAACTCTAGCATCTATATTACTATTTTTTTAAGTTAAAAAATAGTAATATATTTAAAAAAATTTTAACATTCAGATTATATTTAGAATATTTTATATATTATATTTAGAATATATATATAATGGGTGATAACGTAACTACACGTCCTAAAATTTTGACTACAGAAGAGCAATAAATTTTTGTTGAAAAGATTAAGGAATATCCATACAGCCTCGTATATGTTCATGGTACAGATGATTTTGATACAATAGTTAAGTATTTTAAATTATTTAAGTTAGAATACGCTAAAAACTTTTTAACGTTTCTTAGGGGTAGTTTAACTACAGCTATTAGCAAGGCCTCCCAAGAAAATATATTAGCTTATACACAAACTATGATTCAAGAAATAGAAAGAGAAAAAGAAGAACGTGATGAAACAGAAAGAATAAGAACAGAAGAGTCTCAAAGTAGAGACGCAGTAGTTCCGCGCAGAGCTATAGATATACCACGTAATCTGGGGTATAGTACACCAGAGATGCAGAGGCAGGCGCAACGTGAGGCACGTGAGGCATCAAGACGTGAGCACAATACTACTGTGTCTGCACGACGGGATAAACAAACAGGGGATGATGATAGCTCTATATATAGAGATAGAGATAACTATGGTGGAGCACGACGCAGCAAATCAAGACGCCGCAAATCAAGACGCCGCAAATCAAAGCGCCATAAAAAGACTCATCGCAATAAACACTAAGAACTAGTTTAAAAATAATAAAACAATAAATTAACGACCTTTTTAATTATAAACGTAACTAAGATTATAATTAAAATGTAAATCACAAAAAAAATTGTATAAATCATTATAAAAATGTTATTCCAATAAACAATAAATTAATATATAATATAACTATATAAAAAATGGAATATGATGAGCCTCCATTATATCACTAGAGCGGTCCAATTACTGCTGCTGGAGTAGCTTTTGAAGAGCTTCAAACAGCTATAACTAAATTGATATATGCTGAATTAAAATTAAAGTATAGTAATGCTACAAGAAGTAGTTTCGATTGGGCACGAGCAAACTACAAGAGTAGTTTAAATATAGCATTAGATAACGCTAACCGTTTATATAAAGTAGCAAATACTGATATAGACAAAGAAATCGCACATGAATATATTGTTTTGATTAATACAAAGCTAGATGAATTACAAAAGCTTGATGACTCACAATCGGGAGGTTCAAGAAGAAGACGTATAAAAAGTGCTCGTAAAAAATCAAAGCGCCATATAAAGACTCATCGTCGTAAATAGTAACATCTAAGAGCTAAAAGCTAGTTTAAAAATAATAAAACAACTAAATAACAATTAACAATTAACAATTAAACATTAATTGTTAATTATTAATTATGAAACTAAAAGACGTGTTATTAGTATATATAATTTTTGTGTTTGTGCTATTTAATAGTACAAATGTGGTAAGTCAAGATTGTCTACTTATTAATGGGGGAGGCTATTCTGGATTTTGGTATTATTATGGTTATTTACAAAAAAACACTAATAAAACTAATAAAACAATATATTGTTATTCCTCTGGATGTTTAGCTTATGTTGCTTCGTTAACACATAATAATATCACACATTTATATAATCTTGCAAATACATTAGCAATTGATTATAATAATAACAAGTTAACTAGCTATACTATTAAAGACCAATTTATAAATAGCATTGCAAGCAAACTAAGTAACACTAACATACAAAATTATAATCTTAATATATTAACTACAAATTATTGGGGTCAATGTATAATTAAACAACCAAAAACTATTAGTGAATTAATAAAGTATCTTGACGAAACAACTAATATACCTCTAATAACCACAAAAGCAGACTTAAACAAAAATCTTGACGGAGGACTATGTTTTATATTAAATTTCAATAACTATTGTGCGACGCATATTATGTTACCCTATAATTATAGATTTTATACTGCTATTTTTAATAGCAACCTTAGTCATGCTGATGTTAGTTATTTTATGGACTATGAAAAAAATTGATTATAATTTAAAAAAGGTTTATTATTTTATACAAGTCTAAACAAGTATTAACAAGTTTATTACCAAGAAAATGGAAGTTAAACCTTTGCCTAATTTGCCTAATTTGCCTAAATTGACTACACTATTGCCCCAATTTTGTGGTTTTATGATTGATGATATTGTGACTTGTAATATATGCTTAGAGGACAATGATGGAAACATTGAAGTAGATGGTTGTATTTCAGGAAGAGGCAAGCGAAGACTTATTACATCGTGTGGTCACATATATCATAAAAAATGCTTACAACAATGGACTGCTACGTCCCTTAAAGGTTCATTATGTGGGCTAATTACTTGCCCTTATTGTAGAGGACCTGTCTATATGGATGAGCAAAGTACTGAAGCAAAAAAAAAACTATTTGATGCCTTAGCGCGTTGTGATTGTTGTATAAGACATCAAAAAGAGAAACCTACATCTTATACTTATGACCCTGATTTAGATGATAGAGTTATGTCAAAAGCTCAAGAAACTGCTCTTAACACTCTTTCAGCTGAAGACTATAAAGATTGGTGCCAAGTCAACTCTTGGCGTCGCATGGATGAACGCGAATGGTGCGATTGTCATTGTAGGACAAGAATGCGTACAATGGTTCGTCGCATTCCACCTCCTATTCCACAAGACTTGTTTAATAAATAATCTAAGTTCATACTCTCAAAACATAAGCATATTTTTTTATCTTAAATTGCGAAACAATTTAAAATTTAATTACTAATAACATTAGCTAACCTTTAATGAATCAATTAAATAAAGTTAGGCTATGTCTTTTTTTAAATAGTTGTTTGGTATTATTTATAGGATTTTATATAACAAATTTTGCAACTGATTCTAAATATTTTCGTTTTGGACCAAATGATGATTTTATATTTATAAGCGTACAAATTAACACCACACAAAAATATTGTAGTTTATTAACCTTAATATTTGTAAATGATGTAATTAGAGTTGTTATTCAAGAATTTGGAAGCCCAGTACTATTTATGAATGTATATAATCCAGATAAAAAAGAAATAACCGAATTTAGTAAATTACAGTTATATTTTTATGCAAATTCTATGTTTTTATTAAATAATATTAGATATATTTTTACATTACTAATTGGTGTAACACAAATAGATATTGCACTATTTTCTGTGTTCGTAGAAGAAGTAATTGTTATTTTTACAATAAAAATGTTACTTGATGAGAAAAAATTCATAAATAGCAAATCATTATTATATACCAATAAAGAAGTTATTGTTGAAATGGATAGTATTGATTCTAAAAATTAAATAAAATAAAAATAAAGAATAATAAAATTGTTGTTATGTTTTTTTAAAATTGAATTGCTTTTTATCATGTTAAGTAACAGCCTCTACAAATTGCAGCATCTAAAATCGCAATATCAATGAATGCAGCAATCATTGCTGAGATTCGGGGCTTGTTTGGCGATCTTATTATTGACGATCTTTTGTTCAGGGTTAGTATAAATATGAATATTGATGAAGTGGTATATGCTGTTCGAGACAGGTTTGATGTGGAGAGAATTCCTAGTGAAATGATGGCCATCATCAATTGTTGGAGAAGAACCTTATCGTGGTATGATGAAGATTACGTGGCAAAGTTTGATCGTTGTTTGGAGGAAGCCGTCACATATGAAATGAGAGGATTCTTAAAAGGCTTTTTAGAAGAACGGAGCAAGGACTTGGAAGACGGAATGACGCTCAAGGAAAGCGACTTGTATGATGCTGTGAAAAGCGCGTCGCATTATTTGTTGTCTAGGGATTGGGAAGCTGATCCTAACTTGACAAACAGCGTAATTTGGTGGGCACAATATTACGGAGACCGTATTTTGCAATGTGACTATGAAAATAATACATTACATTACGAGCAGCAAGACCTTACTAATCCAGTTGAGAACGAGGAATAACATTGTGATTTTTGAGCTGTTGTGTATTGTGTCTTGAATATTTTTTTTATTTTATTTTAACTTTAAAAAATTATTGTTATGCTAATAAAAATTGAATTGATTTTCATACACACAACTATAGTAAACAAAGTAAACAAAGCAAGACAAAGCAATACTATAAGCAACTATGGATGCTCGCATTGTTGCTTTGTATGACGCCGAGACTAGCGCGCCTCTACTAAATGATGCAATCAATGTTCTAGTAAATAGTATTCAAAAAAACATTGTTATACACAAGCTTTCTAGGCATTTGACGGCTATTATGAATAGTTGGATAAGAACGCATTCATGGTATATTGATCATAAAACTAGAATGTCAAAGTTTGAACATTGTCTTCGGAATGTACTATCTAGGGAAATGAGACGTCATGTAATTGATCTTTTAAAAATACGAGATAAAGAATATGAGTATGGACTTGGAAGTTCTGTAAACGAAGACGACTTGGCTTTAGAAGTTCTTCGTGTGTCTATGTCACAATTTACTAGTAACTATTTTTGGGATATTGACGTCAAGTTGACTTCTGAAGCAGATCGCTGGGTAATAAATAACGGAGAGAGCCTAATAGATAGCGACTTTGAACGTCCTTTTTCGTGGTTTAGCAAACGAACTATGTCAACACATTATCGCTTGCCTCATGTTGCTACACATTCTAATAATGTAATCCCATTAGAAGTATTGGCATTAGACTTTAAACATGACCCAAACTGGGAATGCTCTATTTGCATGGAAGTTGATTCAGTCAATCATGTTAATTTGTTTACTTCTCATTGTGTTAGAACTGCTTGTAAGCATATATTCCATATGGCATGTTTGGATGATTGTAAGCGAATATACTTACAACAAAAGGAAAATCATAACAAGATGTGTGTTCCATGTCCTTTGTGCCGTGCACCTATTTATTAGAAACTAATGTATATTGTCTTGTATTGTATTGTATTGTATTGTATTGTATTGTATTGTATTGTATTGTATTGTATTGTAAAAATAAAATTTTTTATAAAAAAAATGTTGTTTTATTAACTTACTAACTTATTAACTACAATAATGCGTTGTTTCATTAAAAGTTATTCTTGACTTTATAATAATATCAGCACGACATAATGGGCAACTAATTTTTGGTTTGCTACTATTCTTTTTAATAGCTTCATCAAACATTGGATATAAACATGTACTATGAAAACTATGTTTGCACAAAGTTGTAATACTATTATTAGCATCCATAGCATCTAAACAAATAGGACAATCATTTTCACATTCATCACATACTTGTAGTGCTTGTGCTGATTCTTCTTGTCTAAGATTACAAATAATAGCATATATTTTGTTTTTTATGTGTAAACAATCATCTTTGCTATTTAGTAAGTCAAATGCTTTATCATATATATAATAAGCAAATAGTATAATCCAGTTATCTTTTTTAAACTCAGTAATGAGCAAATTTAGTTGAGCAAAATCATTATGTGCTGATGCTTTAAACGTTACATAATGAAATATTTTTAATTTATTATCGGCTATGTATTGATGCATTTCACATTGTAGTGCATGTTGAACTTGTAAGCCTCTATAATAACCGTCTTTATCTAAAAATAATGTATCAATAAACATTAGCAATCCATAGTTAGTTTTCAATTCAAAGTCATCTTCACAATAATAATGTGTATTAGTCAATAGGTCATAAAATCGCTTAACATTTTGCTTATTCAAAATTATTTCCAATAAATAGTTTATAATTAGTCCATCCATACTATTTAATTTAAGGCTTGTGTAATGTGTTTGTCTTGATTTTATTTTAATACAATCAAGACAAAATAAACTACACGTAATCAATTTTTTTTAACATAATGTTTAATGTCTTCTTCTTCTTTTTCTCATTTTTTGCCCATTCTTTTGCTCATCTTCATTCCTGTAATACGATTTTTCCTTTAGCCAATGAAGCCAAAACAAAAAAACTAATAAAAAAAATTGAATAACAATTAGTAATAGTTAAATAATTACATTAGCAAACTATTATGTCATCAACTATGTTCTTAAGGAAAATGCTTTACATTCCTGATTATGTTGTTTATGAAGACATTCCTAAAATCATTAAGTATTTTGATGACTTTAGTATTGCTAAAGTAAAGGATGTCAAAGTTATTCCTCATTGTGAACCCGAATATTATGTTGAAAATCGTTATAATTATGGTTCTGCTTTAATTGAGATTGATTATTATTATTATAACCAAGGATCTTGTAATTTTTACAACTCAATTGAAAATAAAAAGGGGCGCATGGTGTATGATGACCCATACTATTGGGAAGTGCAATTTAGCCCATTTAAAGAGCACAACAGCCAACTTTATGACGTTTATACTATAAATGACAACACTATTGGCTATTATACCAATAATGACTATAATAATGACTATAATAGTGACTCTGACTATTCTTGTTCAACTGAACCAGATGATGTAAAAAAAGACCCAGATTATATTTATGAAGACGATTCTTCATCAAGTGATGATGAATACAATTATGAATCTTATAAGAAAAACTACACTAGTTTTAAGAGTAAGCAAAATGCAAAACGACAAAAGTTGAATGCTGAACTTATTAATCTTAAAAAGACACTTGAACTTATTAAAAACAAGCAAGAACAAATGCACGCTTTACTAATTAGCAATAGCAAAGGTAAAAGTATTAAGAAAGACAAAGACAAAGACACTAAAGTGGATTGGTCACGACGTCTTCGTATTAAGTATTAATTATACATAAAATTCATCTTCATTAATGGTTGAATCTTTACAACAACCATATGTAGTGCGGTGCCATTTACTAATTCCATATTTTTTTATTCCTTCCATATGTTTGATTGTTCCATAACCTTTATTATTTAATAGTCCATAATAAGTGTCTAGTTTAGGAAATTGTAAACACATAGCTCTAATATAGTTATCACGCTCTACCTTTGCTAATATTGAAGCAGCAGCAATAGAGCAATATTTATTATCACCTCCTTCAACAAGGACATTATTTAATTGCTTTATAACATTTGATTTTTTACAAAAATATGTATAACATTTAAAATCATTTCCATCAATTAGTAAATAAAATTGTTCGTTTAAGTCATTAGTTTCACAAATAGTAGTCTTGTAATATTTGTCAAGTATAACACTAATAGCATTATGCATTGCTTTTAAAGTCGCATTTCTAATATTTAAAGTGTCAATCGCCTTTTCGTCTTCATAGCAAATAGCCCAAAATAAGGCATTTGCTTTTATATAATCAGCAACTTCACTAATTTTCTTTTGTGAACTAAATTTTTTACTGTCTTTTAAACACTCATATTTAAAAGTGTCATTAATTGGTAAAATTACAGCAGCACTATATACACGTCCAAACATAGGTCCCCGCCCTACTTCATCAATTCCAATTTCAAATAAAGTATTAGCATCATATTTTTTTAAAAGGCACGACTTAATAACTTTAGACATTAAAATTATATAGAAAAATTATATTCTATATTTAATATAAATATGAATTTCAATTTTAAAAAAAATAATATGTTAATAATTTTTTTATTAATGCTTGTAATATTATCATGTATTGTGTATATTAATATGATAAATGTTAAAGAAGGTTTGGCAAATATTGCTAGTGTTAAACAAACCGATATTAAATACGGAACTTTTCTAAAAGAGATTGGACCTAATCCAGCTGACCCAAGTTATACGTATTATAAATTGACCTATCCCGTTGTTGGTAAATACAAACTAACAGATGGAATAACTGGACTATCTCTAAGACGATATCCCGATTTTTCAATAAATGATGCCATTTATACTTCAACTACTATAACGGATGCTTCATTTAGAGACTTTCATACCAAGTATGGCATGTTAGCAGTTAGTGATATATCAAATGCTCAATTTTATCATTATAGTACTACTATAAATAGTACACTTGTCTTAAATATAGATCTGAGTTATAGTCCACTAACTAGTGTGAATAATTTCAATATGTTAATTAAAGAGTTTTCTGGAAATATTTATGAGCCGTCTTCAAATATTCATTTGACAAACTTATATGTAAATATAAAGACACCTGAATCAGTTGATGCCAAACCATTAATTCTCAATGGAAAGTTTTATTTAAACACTATTATTGATCCACCAACAGATCCAGTAAGAACACAAATTCAAACAGCAAGTGGTGAAACAGCAACAGCCACAGCAACAGGAGGTAGTGTTACATTAGGTGATACAAATCTAAATTTAGGATTATTAAGCTCATTGTTTGGTGCAGGCAACAGATATAGTGATAGTGAAATATATTCTTATTTATTACAAGATGGAGGATTAGGTGCTTACTATGTTCCACCAATATATAATAATTTTGAAACAGCAATGAATTTGCCATCTAATCCAATAGCAAATCCTGTTAATTCAATGAACCCATTAGACTATGCAGAATCATTATTTGGACCAAAGATTAGTCCATCAATGGCTAAAAATGCCTATTTAAATCAAAGTGATGCAACAACATTAGAAAGCAGTGCAAATACAATGAAGGCAATTACGTCGCAAACACCTAACTTCGATTATGCTGGTAATTTATTGGCACAAAATTCAGATGGTTATAATTCTAATTCTAATTCTAATTCTAATTCTAATTCTAATTCTAATTCTAATTCTATTAACTTTAATAAAAATATAGCAAAAGAAGATTATCCACCTTGTCCCGCACCTCAAAGATGTCCCGAACCAAACTTTGAATGTAAAAAAGTACCAAAATACGAACAAGGAATAGATAATGCCTTTTTACCAAGACCCGTATTAACTGACTTTAGCACATTTGGTATGTAATTTTTATAGTACTAACTTTTACTAAATATTAGTATGCTATTTTAGCATATTAACATTTAACATATACTATTGCTCTCCACTATTATGAATTAGTGTAAAATAATTTATCATAATAGTATCATATTAGTATTATTATTATTTTAGCGTCAAAGTCTTATGGATTAGACACAGCTTCTCCTCATCCGCCGCGCATTTTATATCTTTTATTAATATTCATTTTTTTGGTTAGTTTTTTAATTAAATTTATTAAACGCGATTTAGTTAAACTAAATAAGTTTGGACCTTTTTTGCTTGTTTTTGAATGTCTATTTTTCATTTTATATAAATTATATATATTAAAAATATATAATTAAAAATATATAATTAAAAATATATAATTAAAAATATATAATTTAATATATTAAATTCTATATTTTAGATTTTAGATTTTAGACATTGTTTATCAATATTAAATGTTTTACATTTGGTTTCTTGTGGAACAATATTTATTACGCATTTTGATTTTTTTCCATACATTGGAGTAGTACAACCTGTTTCTTTTTTCTTTTTTGTATAATTAAACAATACATTTTTTTCAACAGTACATCTAGACCTAAAATGTTCATAACGATCACGAACTTCACAATACGTTAGTCCAGAATTTTTTCCTAACATTTTATTAATATGTTCATGTAAGTTATAAATATAATATGAAAAATTATAGCGATTTTCAAATATTTTATCTACTAATGGGTGTTTTTTAAAATTATTTTTTAAATTGATGCGACAATATTTACAAGGCAATGTATATTGTAAATTTAATAATAATTGTTTATATTTTTGCTTTTGTAGTTTTGTAGGCTCTAATGGATAATTAAAACTCATTACATGTAAATAATGCCATAAACTAGGACCCCATACACTGGTTAACATACCATCACCACTATTATAATCTTTTTTATTATAAATAAATTTTTTTTTAAGGCTTTTAACATTCTTTAGACTTTTAACAATTTTTTTATATGTTTTCTTCATATAATACTATTTATATTACACAATATAATATAATATGTGTAAATATTATTATTTATTTGTTAAATATATATAAATATGTTAATTCTTAAAATAGCGGAAAATTTTCTTGAATATTTTAAAATAGTAATACGAACTACTTTAAGTGACAGATCATATATGTTATTTATGGTTTTATTAGTGTTAATGTTTATTACATTAATGTTACTATTATATAATAATTATATAAAAGACATAATTAGCAAAAAGCATGTATTAAATAGTGAATATGTTAATAATGTTAATAAGCAAGATGAAATATTGGTATTGTATTTCTATACAGAGTGGTGTCCATATTGTAAGCAATCTATGCCAGAAATTAATAGATTTGAAGAACATATTAAAGGAGAAAATGGCAGTGCTAATTATAATATTACACTTACAAAAATAGATTGTGACAAACAAACTACTATTGCTGATAAATATAAAATAGAGGCTTATCCATCTATAAAATTAATATATAAAAATAAAGTATATGATTATGATGCTAGACCAAATAAAACTAATTTAATACAATTTTTAGAAACATTTACACATTATAAATCTACTTAAACTATGATTACACAGTTTTTGCCATATATTTTTCTGCTTGTATTTTTCCAAGATTTATTAAATAACTCCGCTCACTGTCACTGGTAAATGCATGTCTCCAATATGCAAGATTGACCATTTGTTCTGTTAATGCTACATTTATTGAGTTTTCTATATTAACATCTACATTTTCTATTGTAGATATTTTATTAAAAAGTATTTTAATTATAAAAATAATTAATTCAAATAAATTAGAATTATTACTCAATAAATCACTATTACCAGAACTTGGGTCGCTTTCACAAATTACTGGATTACCACTAGCATCATAATAATTTTTATAAAATTCATTAGCTAAGTCAATAGGACAAGTTTTATCATTTTTAAAACATAATATAGTTGATTCGTCACAATTTTTATCTATTATACATTCATTTAACGGACATACAACAAGTATGCCTCCATCAAAATAAAAACAATCATTTTTGTAAAAAGGAACACATAATATAGGTATTGTTAATGACATATATATTGCTTCAATAACTGGTAAATCAGGATAAGTAATATAATTAAGTTTTTCTTTTTTAAATTTTGTAAAATTACAAGTATACAAATTAAACTCAATATTTGTTAAATCATAAAATTCTTTTAATGTAATTGTTAACTCTATATCTTTAGCTAAAAACAGGGGTTTTAAACAATTAGTAATAAAGTCAATATTTAATAGTCCTTTGGTGTAAAACATATTTAGAAAATCATATGGTGTAAAATTAACAAGTTTTTCCCAAGGTCGTTTAATTAAAAAATCGTCCATCCAAGACCATTCTAAATTAATTAAATAAACAAATGATATAATACCACCTATTGATGTAGCATATACAGATTTAATATTATTATAGTCTAAATAATTAATACTAGTTAAATATTTAAGCGCACCATATTGAACTAATCCAACAGGACCTCCTCCGCATAATACAAGATGCTCTATTTTTGTATGTGACATGTTAGTGCATAACAGTTGTATTATATATTTAATTATATAACTTTTAATATTATTTTTATATATTTAATATTATTTTTATATATTTAATATTATTTTTATATATTTAATATTATTTTTATATGTTTATTATGTTATTTTTAATATATTATATTAAAAATAACATATATATGGCGAGCGATCCTTTTTATAATTTTTCAAATAAAATGGACAATGATGGTGATTCATTAAAATTAAATATAGATGAATTATATGTAAAAAAACAACAGCAAGATTTGAATATACTAAAGAATTACAATAAAATATTGGTTAGAATACACAATAAAATAAAATATGTTTCAAGAAATTTGGTTAATGAAAACTGTTGTTGGTATATAATGCCCGAAGTAATTATAGGTATTCCTATGTATGATTATAGAGATTGTACGGCATATGTTATAGAAAAGCTTAGGGAAAATAAGTTTGTTGTGCGTTATACTCATCCCAATTTATTATTTATTAGTTGGAAGCATTGGGTTCCAAGTTATGTTCGTAATGAAATTAAAAAAAAAACAGGAACAGTGATCGATGAGTTTGGTAACATTGTAAATGCAAATTTAGAAGAAACCCAAATTGAAACTACTAATAGCTCTAATGAATTATTATTTTCCAGTACTAAACAAATTAAAAATACACATGCATCAAGTTCTAATTATAAAGATACAAAATCATATAAACCGTCAGGGAATCTGGTTTATAATAATAATTTGCTAGAAAAATTAAAAGTGTAATTTACGCGTTACTCTTTTACGCATTACTCTTTTACGCGTTATCTTTTTATTGCGTTTTCCACCATAATTAGTATTAAAATTTAAAGCTCTACTTATTATGTTAGTTCTTTTTTTAGCATCAATCTTTTTGTCTAAATTATTTAGCTCATCATAAAATACTTTTAAAATAGCACTACTATATTTGTATATATAATAATTGAGTTCTAATATTTTATATTTTGTTTTATGGGTTAACAATAAAATTTTATTATAAGTTAAATTATCATCTATTTTAGTAATTTGTTTCTTTTTTCTATCAAAAACAACTATATTTTTAATTATTTTTGTATACAAATATCTTCTGTTATAAAAATAATGTTTTATCATTTTATTTAAAATTGTTTTAATAAAAGCAAATGCTTTGTAATTAATATTTTTAAATAGGTCATCATTATTTTGATTGCTTGTTAATGGGTCACTAGTTAATGGGTCACTAGTTAATGGGTCACTAGTTAATGAGTCGCTAGTTAATGGGTCGCTATTAGGGTCACCATTAAGCCCACCCGTTAAAGGGTTGCTTGTATTATTTTGACTGTCGTCTCTAACTATATGAGCACATATTGTTTTTAAATAGTCTTTACAAGTTATTAATATGCTATCTAATTCATCCGATTTACTCTTTAGAGCTTCTAAATTACTTTGCTTTTCCTTTTTGTAATCAACTTTTAAATTTAAAAAACTTAATGTATCAATAGAGTCATCAAATATGATTGAACGCCTTGTAATTGTGCTTAATTCAAATAATTTATGGCGCTTATCATCCCTTTGTTCGTCGCAAAAATATTTTGCTAATTTTGCTAAATTTTTAGCAAACAGATCATTACTTATTGAGTCTAAGGTTTCTTTTAATGTTTTTTCACTAAAATTATTTGAGTTGAGTTCAAAATAATCTGTAAATAAAATTACGAAAATGGAGTAAAATAAATTTTTGGTTGGTTTATATTTAACATATTCTACATCAGTTTCGCTTGGCGGTTCTTCTTCATAGTTAGTAAAAGGAAAAAAATCACGAATTTTATCTACTATATAATTTCCACCTACGCTAGGATTAGGATTAGGATTGTAATTAACACTAGGATTAGGATTAGGAACAGCTTCATTAGGATTAGGATTAGGAACAGCTTCATTAACATTAGGATTAGGATTAGGAACAGCTTCATTTATTACAGGCTTTGGACCATCTTCATTTATTATAAGATTTGGCTTATTAATTTGTTCTAGCGTTGGAGCTAGTGTTGGGACTGTTTTGGGAAGTTCAGGAACTGTTTGAGGTCCTAATTCGGGAATTTCTTTGGGTCCTAATTCAGGTAAAACTTCTGGTTGTAGTCTCTTAGCTTCGTCTCGCTGTCTAGCTTCGTCTCGCTGTCTAGCTTCATATAGTTCTCTAGCATCGTCTTGACCTTGCTCTCTAAGTTCATATTGACCTTGCTCTCTAAGTTCATCTTGACCTTGCTCTCTAAGTTCATATTGACCTTGCTCTCTAAGTTCATCTTGACCTTGCTCTCTAAGTTCATCTTGACGTTGCTCTCTAAGTTCATATGGACCTTCATCTTTTACTTCATCATGCCTCATAAGTTCGTCTTTTGTGCTACTAGTTTCTTTAATTAAAGTGCTATCATCATTAATTAACGGCTCATTACTAGTTTCAACTAGTGCTTTATAGTTATTAAATGTCTCATATATTGATTTTATAATAATATAAATCTTAATAAATATTACAGAAATAATTTTACATAGGATTTTCTTTTTATTTAATTCATCATCTCCGCTTGACTCTTTTAAATTCTCTGAAGCTAAGATTTTTTTTAAATCTTCTAAATCAAAAAAATACAATACTTTATTTTTATAATTTTTTTTAGTGTCAGGATTTGTTTCATCATATATATTAATATTAAATGGTATATTAATTCTTTTAATGTAATTGTCAAATATAGAATTTGTCAATATATATAAATCTTTGCATTCATCACAATATTTGCTTTGACCGGTTTTATTTGTTTCATAGTCTTTGACTATGTTTGCTAATAAATTTGTATTATTTAAATATTCTGTAAATTTAACATTTATAAATTGGTTAAACTCTTTATCTGTTTTTCTAGGATTTGTAAAAAAATCAGCTATAAAATTATCTGATAAAAAATCCATAATAGACTAATATTATATATTACTAATAATATATAATAAATAATAGAATTAATATTTATTATAATAAATACTATAAATACTATAAATATTATAAATATTATAAATGCTATAAATGCTATAAATGCTATAAATGCTATAAATGCTATAAATGCTATAAATGCTATAAATGCTATAAATGCTATAAATGCTATAAATGCTATAAATAAAATAAATAATTGAAACAAATAAGTTTATTAATAAAGTATTAAATATATTTGACTATTAAATGATTCAAGAATCAAGCATTATTAGCTCATTACAACCCAATTGTACTACAAAAAAAATAAAGCAAAAAGCTAGTTCAAATAAAAATTTATGGACTATGTTTGATGAAGAAGTTAATACTAATAAAACACTTGAATGTGTATATATTAAAGAGCAAGAATTAAATAAAAATGACGGTTTATGTATTAATTGTAAGTATTGTTTATTTATAGGGGAAGATGGATTTTTAACATGTTCAAATAATAAATGTGGAGTTATTTATAAAGATAATTTAGACACATCGGCAGAATGGCGTTATTATGGTAATGACGATAATAACCACTCTGACCCAACAAGATGTGGAATGCCTATTAATCCATTATTAAGAGAATCGTCATATAGTTGTAAAGTATTATGTATAGGAAAGTCTAGTTATGAAATGCATAAAATTCGCAGATATACAGACTGGCAAGCTATGCCATATAAAGAAAAATCGCAATATGATGAATTTCAGTTTATTTCTGTAATTTCGCAAAACTCTGGAATACCCAAAATCATTATTGATGAGGCTATGAGAATCCATAAAAAAATATCTGAAACAAAAACATATAGGGGATTAAATCGCGATGGTATTATTGCGGCTTCTATATATATAGCATGTAGAATTAATAATTATCCAAGAACAGCAAAAGAAATTGCCAATATTTTCAATTTAGATAATGCTAGTGCTACAAAAGGTTGTAAAAATGCGCTTTCTGTTATAAATGATTTAGAACAAACTAATGAAATTAATGAAGATATTACATCATTAAGTAAAACAACTCCAACCTCATTTATTGAACGATTTTGTAGTAAATTATGTATAAATAATGAATTAACAAATCTATGTAAATTTGTTGCCTTTAAAATTGAACAATTACATTTAATACCAGAAAATACACCTCATTCTATTGCGGGAGGTATTATATATTTTGTATCACAAACATGTAATTTAAACATATCAAAATCGGCTATTAATAATGTTAGCAAAATTAGTGAAGTAACAATCAATAAATGTTATAAAAAATTAGAGAGTTATAAAACTATTTTAATTCCTCAAACAATTATTGCAAAATATAATTAATATATTAAACTTTTAAACTTTTAAACTTTTAAACTTTTATATTGTTCTTTATATATATTATATATATAAGCTTATGGTAAAACCATTAACAAAAAAAACAAATACAACTAATTCTGGAAGTAAATATGAGAGACTTAAAAAAAATATAATAAAATATGGAACATATGCAATTTTATTTGTATTAATTTTTGATAAATTAACATTATTTATAATTTTTTCTTTATATTATGCTTTTACTCGTTATTTTATAAAAGTTAAAGAAGCATTTACTAAACTAGATTATAGTAATTTTGACACTTCAAAAAATAATTTATCTTATAACCCACTGTATTCACATATATTTAAAAATAGTGGCCTAAATCTAAAATCTTATAATAATGTAGCAATTGACCCGAGTAAACCATTATTAGAAAATAACAAATTTTTACCTGAATGTTGTCTATATAATAGTGAATATAGCACATCAAAAGGCTGTGCTTGTATTACACCAACCCAACAAGAATATTTAAGACGACGTGGAACAAATAAATCAGTGTCTTCATTTATACAAAAAGACACTAAATACAATAATCTATTTTTCTCTCCAACATTAGCAATTAAAGGAGACCCTATTCCATTTCATAAAAATGATACGCATTATATTGTGGACTATACCGATTTAACTAGTTCTAAAATTAATGAGTTTGCTAATTTAACCAATAAATTAGATAATGAATTAATTAATTATAATCCAAGCACTCAAGTGACTATTTAATTTTTATATATTTATTATATTTTATAATATAATATATAATTAAATAGGCAACAATGCCACCATTTATGACATTTTTAAATAACAAGACAAAAATAGCCAAACCTAGGAGTAAAAGTAAAAGTAAGAGTAAAAGTAAAAGTAAAAGTATATCATTTAGTCCAGCAACAAAAAGTAAAATTGCCAGTTTTACTAAAAAGAGAAACATGAAACACTTATTTAAAAGAATTAATGAACTACAAGAAACCAAAAAAAAAATAGACTCGTTTACTAAAAAGAGAAAACATAAAATTAGTCAGCGCGTTTTTAGAAGAATTAAAAGTGAACAAGAAAAAAATAAACAAGAAACTAATAATTGTTCTATATGTTTTGACACTATGTTAAATAATGGACCACTAAGAACAACACCATGCGGACACACATTTCATAGTGAGTGTTTAAATACTTGGTTAAGGACAAAAAATACATGTCCACTATGTAGAGCACATATTCGAACATCACCAATAAATCCACAAATAAATCCACAATTAGCTCAACAAATAGCAGATGCTAATGATGACGCAAACGAAGTAGCAATATTACAAATGGTTGAGAACTATTGGACCGAACGAGGCAGGAGACCCATTGAAGTTGAATTACTAAAATTATGTAAGCTTGTAGTCTTGAAATTGGCAAGACTTGTTAGGCGTTATAGTAGGGCAAATACTAATGCCTACACAACAGCACAAGCTAATGCACGGACATATGCTGCAGCACACCGTCTGGATTTAGACTATTACTATAGTCTGGAAGATACTTATAATCCGCGTCTTCCATTAGAAGCGGCAATACCTCAAGTGCCTCCACCGCCTCAAGTGCCTCCACCGCCTATACCTATACCTATAATAAGTCCAAATCGTTCATTATTACGCACAGCATATACCATATAGTTCATTCTAAAATACTATTTTGTAACTATTAAACTAATATAATATAGTGTTTAATATTAAACACTATTAACTATTAACTATTAATATGAAGTTATTTGTTATTTTATATTTAAAGCTAGTAAGTTTAAGTTGCTTTTCTCTCTATGCTATTAAAACAAAACCAATACATTCTTTAGCATATAAAAGAAGATATACGAACCCCGTGTATTTAAATGAAAATGATAAGGAAAATGACAATGTAAATGATTCAAATAGTAAATCATTTTATGATTTTATAAAACAAAAAAACTTTACATTAAATATTGATGAAAACTATGTAGAAAACTATATAACTAAATTTGTAGAAAATTATGAAAAAAATCAAAAAGAAAATGAGACGCAAAATGAGACGCAAAATGAGACGCAAAATGAGACGCAAAATGAGACGCAAAATGAGACGCAAAATGAGACGCAAAATGAGACGCAAAATGAGACGCAAAATGAGACGCAAAATTTAACACTAACACATAAATATTTAACTACCTATAATTCTTATGAAAAATATATTAAAGCACCATTGTCCAAAGATTTAAAAATGTTAACACCTGAATCTGTTATTGAATGGGCTAAAATATGGAATACTGATATGGTTCATATACCAAATCAGTTTCCTACATTTATGTTTCAAGATATGTTTAAAATGCGCGATTTTGCCAACATTAACTCATCCCAAACTTATTTTTATATTGGGTTTTTCCCAAAAAAAGTGGATTTAAAACATGGCCCCTATTTTATTGGTGCGTTTGAACTAATACCTCTTAAGCGTGAATTCTTAACGCATGCAATAATACAAAATCCATATTATTACACTACTAATTATGATAAAACAAAATTGGTTGACTTTAAAAAAGAATTACTTGCTTTATGTAGAGATGCCGATGTTTTTTTAAAATTTTCTAATCTTAAAAATACACAAAATGAGAGATATTATTATTCTTGGTTATATGACAACATATAATATTTAATATTTATTATTTTTAACATTTATTATTTTAACATAATATAAACATTCTTTTATATTTTATATTATTATATTTTAGTATAATATATAATAATATAAAATATGCCAAAACCATATAAAAAGAAAACACGCACTAAAAAAGCTAACGCAGGACATGTATCGGCGCAAGCGCGTGAATTATTAGCAGCAATTGAAGCCACACTAATTCAAAACCATGCACAATTAGCACAATCATTAGCAAGAATAGCGCCTGTTCTTGTTTTAAAATCAAGACAATATAAAGCTTTTATAAATAGTATAACAAGATCATATGAGTATAAGCGTAAAAATATTCCATCTATATTACTAACTATGTTAGCACAAAGCGGCACTGTTTTACAAAGAGTTAATCATTTACTAAGGTTCCATAATGAAGCCGGATTTTTACAAGCTGAATTAGGAAGACGTGGTGTTAATGCTATATCGGCTTTTATAGAACTAACATTAACTAGTATGGAAGAATTAGAACAAACTATGCGTGACTATACTCATAATGCTTTAGCTGATTATAGAGGAGCACAGTTAGGAATTGAAACACAACCAAATATGAGAAATAGAACTATTCGATATACAGATGCTATTGTAAGACCAGCACGCACAACAAGAGCACAAGCTTTAACAAGAAGAACACGAAGCATTTAATATACCTGTTAGCTCGTTACTAATTTTAATATTTTTTACTATGTTTTCTAGTTCTTTTTGCTTGTTTTATATTATGTTTTCTACTTCTTTTTGCTTGTTTTATATTATGTTTTATACTTCTTTTTGCTTGTTTTTTTGATTTTCCTCCACTAGGTTCAATAGAAAAAGATTCAATTAGACCCATGCGTTCTTTCGCTCGAATATCATTAATGAGATTTAAACAACGAACAGTGGCCCAACTATAAATAGGCTCAATGTTAAAGTCTAATATTTTTTTTTGATGTGTTGGTATTGTAGTATTGTGTTGACTAGTATCCATTGCTTCATTATACATATATATAAATCCTAACCTACTATATATATTATTATTTATATGACGGCTGTTAGCACTCTCGTCACTTAATGTGAAAATTTTAATATTAGGCTGGTGTTTTTGTAAATAAGCTATTGTATAAATCAATAACACTGTGGCCCATCCGTTACCTGTATAACCAGGAGTAGTTTGAACCAGTTGGATATGAAATGTATCAGCTGTTATTCTTTTTTGGCTTTTAGTTCTTGGGGTTTTCAACAATGTATTATCCGACCTTGAAGCAAAATCTACACTACTAACTATTATGTTTTTATCTGGAAATATGATAGAAAATGTATACTGTTCAACAATAACTTCGCTAGTATTTTGTATTATATTATACCCCGCATCAATAAGTATTTCACCTACATTATGAATTAACCAGTCAAGTGCTAATCTAGTTATATTAGCATCGTCTTCATTACTTTTTTTTTTATTACGTCTAGACGGTTTTGTAATACCCTTAGACATACTCTTAGTACTAGACATACTCTTAGTACTAGACATACTATATATATATTTACAAATATTATTAATATTTGTAATATTACTATTTATAATATTACTATTTATAATCTTTTGCTAATTCTTTATTAATTATACATTCCATAGGGAATGTTATCTCTCGTTTCTTTTTTAATTAATTCATCAATAATCTCTCTTGTTAAAATACATGGAAAACATAGTTTATTTTTCAATTTTAGTCCTTCGCTAGCTTCAAATAAATTTATATTAGGCTTCATTAATCTATATAAATTTAACTTTTTATAAATAATTTCTAGGCACCGTTTTAGATTGCGCACACCATCTTCTTTTTCTGTAAAATCATTAATAATGTATTCTAACAGCTCATCATTAAAGACAATTGTTGAACTATCAAACTTGATTTCGTCTCTAATTTTTGGTAATAAATGCTCTTTAGCAATAATAAGCTTTTCTTTGGTTTTATATCCTTTTGTCTCAATTTTATACATTCGGTCTTTTAGCACATTATTTACAGCATTTTCATCATTATAACTAAATATGAAAAGTGCTTTTGACATATTAATACTAATTTCTGAAAAATATTTGTCGCTAAACTTAGTATTTTGAGTGCTGTCTGTTAAATGAGTTAATACACCAGTGACTTCTTGTCCTTTATATGAATCACTTAATTTATCTAATTCATCAAATAAGATAACAGGATTCATACAACCACATTGAATCAATATATCAATAATTTTGCCATATTTGCTGCCTTCATATGTATAATCAAAACCATCTAAAAATCCGGCATCTCCGCAACCACCTAATGCAACGAGCGCAAATGGTCTATTTAAAATTTTACTGATCCCTTCTTTAATTAGTGTGGTTTTGCCTGTGCCAGGTGGCCCTTTAATAGCAATAGCGCAACCAATTGCATTTGGATTTACTAACCATAGTCCAACCATTTGCATAATTTGAATTTTGGCATCTTCAAGCCCATATACAACACTGTCTAATGTTTTTTTTGTATATTCCATAAAGTCGTGACACTTATCAATACCATCAGCAAAACTAATAGGCAAATTATTATATTTATTAAACGGGATTTTTAAAAAGGCATCTACCCATGATTTAATTTTATAAAATTCACTATTTCCAAAACCACCACCCATAGAACGCATTATATTTATTTTTCGTAAAGCACACGCTTTATATTCATTAGGAATATCAAGGTCTACTAAATGTAACAAATATGGTTTATCGATTGTTGTTAAATTTTGTAATTCTTGTAGCTTTTCAATAACAATTTCTTGTTTATGATTTGATAAGCATTTTTTAAAGTAGTCTGCCTCTTTATCTTCATTATGTAAAAGCTTAGAAAAGACTCTGTAATTTTTATTAGAAATTTTTAATTTGGCTTCCTCTTCTTTAGCGCAACATTTTTCTTCTTCTTCATCATATTCTTCGCCTTGTTCTTCGTCTTGTTCTTCATTGTATTCTTCGTCTTGTTCTTCATCATATTCTTTATCATATTCTTTATCGCCTTCTTCGTCATATGCTTCATCATCATTATTTTTAATATTTATAATAATAACATTTTTACCACTAGTTTTTTTGTCTTTAAATCGTTTTTGTAAATTATTTTTAGAAATAGTTTTTATTAATTTAGCCTGAGGTTTTATTAATTTAGCCTGAGGTTTTATTAATTTAGCCTGAGGTTTTAAAAACATAGCATTTCTTAAAACAAAATTCTTAAATAGATTATTTGTTTTGTTTTTTTCTAACTCATTATTTACTTTAGCTGCGCTATATTTTGATGGATAAAGTGAATTTAACAGTTTATAATATTGTACTTTATCAAATTTGCTCTTACTATCATCATCTTCATCTTCATCTTCTTCATCATAATCATCTTCATCTTCTTCATCATAATCATCTTCATCATAATCATCTTCATCATCTTCTTCGTATTCTTCTTCATAATCTGGGTCTTCATCATCGTTGTCATCATAATCGTCATCATTATTTTCAAATATAGTATTATTATATTTTGCCTTCTTAATAGCTCCTGAAGTTAACCTAGTATTATATTTATGAGTATATGAAGACATATTATTATTATTATAGATTAATAATTAATATTAAGTATTCAATTTTATAACAATTTTATAACAATTTTATAACAATTTTATAACAATTTTATAACAATTTTATAACAATTTTATAACAATTTTATAACAATTTTATAACAATTTTATAACAATTTTATAACACTAAAACTAAAATAAATAGTCTTAAATAAAATGGAATTAAATAGTCTTAAAAACAAATAAACTAATAAATGGAAATAAAATAATAAAAATTGTAAAAATTATAAAATTGATTAATAATACAATTTAAATATTATTTAACTATTATAAAAGAATGACAGACTTTGAAAATAAGAGACCTTCTAAAATTATTGGTATTCAATTTAGTATATTAGGTCCTCATGAAATTCAAAAAGGCTCTGTTGTAGAAATTACAAATAGAGATACACATATTAATAATAAACCAGTATTATGTGGACTATTTGACCCACGAATGGGGGTTTTAGACCCAGGAATGATTTGCCCCACAGACGGATTAGACTATATTCAAACACCTGGTTATTTTGGTCATGTTAATTTGGCACGTCCAGTATTTTATATTCAATATTTATCAACTATTATGAAAATTTGTAGATGTATATGTATAAAATGTGGTAAAATTTTGATAGATAAAGCAAAATATAAATATTTGTTAAATTTAAATGCAGATGAACGATGGAACAAAGTATTTTCATTAGCAAGCAAAAAACGGCGTTGCGGAGAAGACTCTCATAATGGTTGTGGATGCTTACAACCAAAGCTTAAAAAAGAAGGTTTGGCAACTATTATTGCTGAATGGAATGAAAAAGAAGAAGAGCTAAAAGGCTACGAGTTTAAAAGTGAAGACTCTAAAATGACAATGAAAATTATTCCAGAATTAATGTTAAAGATTTTCAAAAAAATTTCAGATGAAGACGTTAATTTTATGGGGTTTAGTCCACAATGGTCTAGACCAGAATGGATGATTTGTCAAGTATTAGCAATTCCACCTCCACAAGTAAGACCATCTATCAAACATGATGCGCAACAACGCAGTGAAGATGACTTAACCCATATTATTATTAATATTATTAAGGCAAATAAAACATTACAAGAAAAGCTAGAGCAAAATGCTCCCCCAAATGTTATTGATGATTGGACTACTGTATTACAATATTATGTTGCAACATTAGTAGATAATAAAATTCCAGGTGTTGCTGCTGTGGCACAACGTTCGGGACGCCCATTAAAAGCGGTTAAAGAGCGATTAAATGGTAAAACAGGACGTGTGCGAGGTAATTTAATGGGCAAACGTGTTGATTTTAGTGCGCGCTCTGTAATTACTCCAGATCCAAATCTATCAATTAGCCAGCTTGGCATTCCGCTAAAAATAGCAAAGAATTTAACAAAACCAATATGTGTAACGTTAAAAAATAAGAATTATTTACGCAAGTTAGTTCTTAATGGACCAGATGTTTATCCTGGTGCTAAAATTTATGAAAGGAAAAACGGAGATTGTATTAGTTTGCGCTATGTTGACCGCGAATCAATCAATTTAGAACCAGGCGATATTGTTCATCGTCATATGTTGGATGGTGATGCTATTTTATTTAATAGGCAACCAACTCTTCATAGAATGTCTATGATGTGTCATATTGCTAAAATAATGTATAAAGGAGACACATTTAGAATGAATGTTGGTGATACTAAACCATATAATGCGGATTTTGATGGCGATGAAATGAATTTACATATGCCACAAGATGATGAGTCTGAAATTGAATTAAAACATTTAGCAGCAGTTAAATATCATATTGTAAGTCCGGCAAATAATAAACCAATTATTGGTATATTTCAAGACTCGTTATTAAGCACTTATTTATTTACTCGAGAAGCTATTACTTTTAATCCACGAGTTGCTATGAACTTATTAGCACATCTTAAGACAATTAATTTGAAAAATATAAATTTTGCTGATGAAAACCAAACCAGTTTTAGTTTATTAAGTCAAATTATTCCAAATATTACATTAAAATATAAGACAAAACGATTTAATGATGCCGATGATGATTATAATACATCAAATAATGTATTAGAAATCAACCGGGGAACTATTGTTCGTGGTCATATTGAAAAAAGTGTATTAAGTGATACAACACGTGGATTAATTCATAGAATTTATAATGATTATAATGTAGATGCATGTCGTGATTTTGTTGATAATTTACAAGATGTTGTAACCGAATATATGAAAAATCACGGCTTTAGTGTTGGTATTAGCGATCTTATAGCAAATAAAGAAACAAATGATAAAATTAATGACACTATTAATAAGAAAAAAGCAGAAGTAAAAACATTAATAGATGAAACACATTTGGGTATTTTTGATAACAAAACAGGACGAACAAATGTTGTTGAATTTGAAACACGAGTTAATAATATTTTAAACAAAGCCTCGTTTGAGGCTGGCAAAATTGCGCGCGAAAACTTGAATGACAACAATCGTTTTGTCACAATGGTAAATGCTGGGTCAAAAGGCAGTGATTTAAATATATCACAAATGATTTCGTGTTTAGGGCAACAAAACGTAGATGGAAAACGTATTCCATATGGTTTTGATGATAGAACATTACCTCATTATACAAAGTATAATGATTCGCCAAATGCGCGTGGATTCGTAGAAAACTCATTTATTGGAGGTTTAAATCCAGATGAGCTCTTCTTTCATGCTATGGGTGGTCGGGTTGGTTTAATTGATACAGCATGTAAAACAAGTCAAACTGGATATATTCAGCGACGATTAATCAAAGGTCTTGAAGATTTGATGGTACATTATGATATGACAGTTCGTAATAATAAGAATAAAATTATTCAATATAGTTATGGAACTGACAATTTTGACCCTATTAAAGTTGAGTCACAACCAGTTCCTTTTGTGAATATGACAATTGAAGAAATATACGGACATTATCAAATGCCAAATGATTATTCAAAAGATTCAATATATAGTACATTATATACCAAACAAGCATATAGTAAATTTAAGAAACAAAAACCAGAACTCGATAAAAAATGTCAATACTACATTGCTATGCTATTAAAAGCACGCGATGACGTTATTAGTAAAGTATTTAATGGCTTATATAAACCATCGATTAATATGCCAGTATCATTTACACATATTATTAATAATATTGCGGGCAATCAAGAAGAAAATGTTATAATTGATATTACCCCATTAGATGTATTTGAAATTATTGAATCTAATTTTGAAAAACTTAATATGTTGAATTATTGTAAGCCAAATGAACTGTTCAAAGTATTATATTATTATTATTTAACTCCAAAAGAATTACTAATGCATAAACGACTAACACGCAAATCTATTGAATTATTAATGACTATGCTAAATAATAGTTATAAAAAAGCATTAATAGCGCCAGGTGAAATGGTGGGAATGATTGCTGCACAAAGTATTGGAGAACCAACTACACAGCTAACCTTAAACACTTTCCATTTTGCGGGTGTTGCGTCAAAATCAAATGTTACTCGTGGTGTTCCGCGTATTGAGGAAATTTTGTCTTTAAGTGATAATCCGAAAAGTTTATCGTGCTCTATATATTTACATAAGCCAGACAGTTACGACCAAGTTAAAGTAAAAGAATATGTATCAAAACTAGAAAATACCAAATTACGGTCTATTGTAGAGTCGGTTCAAATCTGTTTTGACCCAGACGATTTAAATACATTAATTGGTGAAGATGTTGAATTAATGAAAGAATATAATGAATTTGAGAAATTGCTAGATGAATGTAATAGTAGTCACACTGACTCTAAAGAAAAATCAAAATGGATTATTCGTCTAGCTCTAAATAAAGTAGAAATGTTAGATAAAAACATTACTATGGATGACGTTCATTATGCGCTAATGACTAGCTATAGCAATTTAACATGCATGTATAATGATTATAATTCGGATAAACTAATTTTTAGAATTCGCATTAACAAAAATTTACAAGCACTAAAGAAAAAGAAGAATAAAAGTGTATTGGAGTCATTAGACCAAAGTGATGAAATATATTTACTTAAAAATTTACAAAATGAATTGTTAGACAACCTTATTTTACGAGGAGTGAAAAATATTGAAAAAGTATTTTTACGCAAAATTAGCGATAATTTTGAAGAAGTAGATACTAAATATGTGAAAAAAGATTTGTGGGTATTAGATACATTAGGAACTAATTTACTAGATATATTAGCCCTTGATTTTGTAGATAAAACACGAACAACATGTAATCACATTATTGAAATTTACAACATATTTGGCATAGAAGCTGCTAGGCAAAGCATATTTGATGAGTTTTCAGAAGTGATTGAGTTTGATAGCACATATATTAACTATCATCATTTAACTATGTTAGCTGATAGAATGACATGTAATGATAAAATGGTATCTATTTTTAGACACGGCATTAATAATGATGATATTGGCGCAATTGCCAAAGCATCGTTTGAAGAAACACCTGAAATGTTTTTAAAAGCCGCAAAACATGGTGAATTAGATAATATGAAAGGCGTTTCTGCCAATATTATGTGCGGACAAGAAGGATATTATGGAACAAGCTGTTTTAAAGTTTTGGTAAATAATGATGTATTAATGTCATTTCCACCAGAATCTAAGGACACAGAACAAGAATTAGATGAAGAATTAGACCATGATGAATTATTAAACAAATTAAAGGCAGACTCTAATAATGAATGTAATAACAATAATTTGCTAATTGAGTCATCAATTTCTAGTATTAAACCGGTCATTATGGGAACAAGTGAAGACTATGAACTAGACTTTTAAACTATAAACTGCCAAAATAATTTATAAATAATTATTATAAATTATTTGTAAGGTATCACTCTTATTAGCATATTGTATATATTTTTTTATATTTTTTATATTTTTATATTTTTATATTTTTATATTTTTATATTTTTTTATATTTTTTATATTTTTTTATATTTTTATATTTTTGTTTGTTATGTTATAATTTATTTTTTGTATGGTTCGCATTTTTTTGTTACTTTGTTACGCCGTTCTCCATTAGGACAACGTTTATTTTTTTTTGTTTTATTTGGAGCGGCAACATCTAGTTCTTCTTGTTCTTCTATTACTGGTTCTTCTTCTATTATTGCTGGTTTTTCTATTACTTGTGCTTCTTGTTCTTCTCTCAATGGCTTTATTGCTTCTTCTTGTTCTGCTTCTTGTTCTGCTTCTTGTTCTGCTTCTTGTTCTGCTTCTTGTTCTACTTCTTGTTCTGCTTCTTGTTCTACTTCTTCTTCTGCTTCTTGTTCTGCTTCTTGTTCTGCTTCTTCTGCTTCTTCTGCTTCTTCTTCTGCTTCTTGTTCTGCTTCTTGTTCTGCTTGTTCTGCTTCTTCTTCTGCTTCTTCTACTTTTTCAGCGTTTGCCTCAGCAACACTGTTCTTATATTTTTTTTGTTTATATACTGTATTGGTTGCTTTTATTATATTATAGTTATTTATAAAATCTCCCAATACATCAGTATAAAATTGTAAATGTTTTTTCAAATTGCTATATAATTTATAATTTTGTGAATCTTGTAAATCAGTATTTATGTTGAAAATAAAAGACTGATTATTAAACATTAGCTTGTAGTTATGTTTTTTATCGCGTGAATACACACTTGGAACTTTTAAAAAATAATAATCATCATTTATTTTATTAATATTACATATTATATACTTTATTTCTATGCTATTGGTAATAGATATATCAATAGCTGTATTACATAAAAATATTATTGGTAAATCATATTCTTTAGATAATAAATATATATCTATAAAGGTTACATAATATTCATCACTAGTTATGTAATCCTCCATTTTAATTAGTCCATCTATAACTTTTTGCATGTTACTTTTTTTATTATTTTTCAATAATATATAATATAATGTTTCAATGTTTGGGTGCTTAGTATATAATTGTATTAATTTATTTTTTAAATCAAGTATTAGTAAACTATCATTTTTTGTGTGATATTTTATTAGCATTAAAATTATTTGAAAAGAACAAATATTATTAGTTATATCAAACATCAATTGATAAACCATTGTCTTAAAATTAGTATGAATACCTTCTGCTATAACATTTTTACTTATAACACAATTATGTGTTTTATCAATATATTTATCTAATAATTGAATAGATGCATTAGTTTCATGATCTTCGTCTATATATTCAACATATGTTTTATCATAGTGTTTTCGTTTTTTTTGTTTATCCATTCCTCTTTTTTCACCGTCTTCGTCCTTGTCTTCTTCGTCTTCGTCTTCGTCGTCTTCGTCGTCTTCTTCGTCTTCGCTACTCTTAATTTTTTCCGATAGCAATTCAGACTGTGTTTTAGGAGTTTGTAAAATAGTTAGTATGTCTTTTTGTGTATTACCTTTTGGAATAGGTACTATTGTTAATTTTTTAAGAGTGTTTAATTTTTTACTATTATAATAACCCAAAGTATCAAATGTGTCATTAAAATTGTTAGTGCTATTTGTAATAATATTAGTAAAATAATCTAATGTTAATGATGATTGAAATAATAAAAGTTCATTGTCTAAAATATTGTAGTTTGTAGAACCATAACTAAAGGTTTGATTGTCTTGAAAAATAAATTTTTTGAATTTATTATATCTCACAAATTCATCAGCTAGTCGGGTATAATATAATACTTCATTTGACTCATTATTTATTAGATTAGTAATTGGGACAATTAAAGAACAAACATCATTGGTTTTCATACAATAATTTGTATTACACTCTTCATCGTTTAAACACAAAGATAATTCTTTAATTGAGTTAAGTATTTTAGAATCATAATTAGCAAAAATAATGTATTGAGACCCAACTTCTTTTAATATAGCGTAAATTTTTTCTATTTTATCCAAAAATACTAACGAATTTGTATTAATAATTTTCTTTAATACATTTTTATATATACTATGTTTGTGCATGTTTAACACTTTTTTAAATGTATTTTTGAAATTATTGTAAAATAATGTTTCTAATTTAATATTATTTACAGCATTAATACGTTCATTGTCTTGTGTGCTAGAAGTTACTATTTGTTTATCCACAAATAAATAGTCTTTATTTTGTATTACTTCCAATTCATCATCATTATTTAGTTCTGGATATGAAATCAAGACAAATTGATTGCCTAATGTTAATATGCCCACAATAGAGTTAGCATCTTCTATTTTATATAATGGCTTACATATAATTTCTTGCTTACTTAAGTTATATATTTTTTCTAATAATTGCTTACTATTATTATAGTCGTTGTAGTCATCTTCATTAAGATCATCTATTAACTTATATGGAATATCTGGATATTCTGACGAAATAGCCGATGGATAACAAGGTATAAAGCCATGTTCTCTCAACTCTTCACTTTCACTTGAGCTATTAGCATCAACTATTAATAGTCCAATAACTTTATTTGAATAGTCAACCACTTGATATGTTATTTCATATTTTAATTTTAAAAGAATAGTAATTATTCTAGTTACGCTGATATTTGGCTTAAAATTGTATGAGCTACTAATAGTCTTATCTAATGTGCTATTACATTTATTGATTGCATTTTTAATATTATACAAAATTATTGTGAAATTTTTGAAAAATGGATCTTTATTTATAAAGCTAAAAAATTTTGTAATAGAATAACTAACATTATCATTTATTAAATAAATAGGTTCATAATTTTCCTCATTTTTAATTAACAATAATATTTGTTTTTTAATATCTAAAAACTCTGTGCTATAAGTTTGTTTAGGACATAACACTTTAACATTGTCTGTAATATCTTCATTTGTTATATCTAAAATAATTAAGTTTATTCCATTTGGAAAAAGCAGTGGATTACTTTTACATATAATATCCCATAAATATGTGTAATTTATTAAATTAGAACTGTTTAAATAGTCTTTAAAGTTGGTAAAACTGTTTATTATTTTTTTAAATAATATTATGCTAGATGGACTACTAGAAAATTTGCTATATAAATTAGAAGACTTATAACTTTCTATATCTATATTATCTACTAACTCATTAAAATTATTAGAGCTAAATATATGTGGTAAATTTCCATTATTGTATTTAATAAAGTCATCAATACTAACTGCATTTATTATTATTGTTTTCATTTCATTAATACTAATTGTTTTTGTATTATTATGAACTAATGTGCCGTAAAGATCGGCAATACAAGCAATAAAAGACTGATTTTTGCTAGTTTCAACACCATAGCGTAAAAAACACTGATAATTCTTTTTAAGAGTGTTTGGTGTTTTTTTGGTTACACATTTTTCATTATCAACTTGTAAAAATTTTTGTATTCTAATAGGAAGAAATCCTAGCTTATTTTTTTCTAATGTTTTGTCTGGACCTAAAATATAATTTAAATATAATTTATCATCACTATTAGTAGCTTGCGTGCTTACATTTAAACACTTATTACGTCTTTTTACTTGTTCTTTAGTTTTTGATATATTATTATTAAAACAGCATGGAAGACAAAAACCATTTCTATTATGTTTATCTTTCAAAAATCCAGGAACATGATCTACATAGTTACCTTTTTCATCAATGTGATGTTTAGTATCAGTAAATTCCAATATTGTTCCATCATAAGTTCCATCTTTATTTTTTTTTGTAATAAGTGTTCCATATTTTCCGCTATCAACTTCTTTTTGTGTTAAACTGGTGTTTTCCTTTAAGCTCCAATAACGCGGACATATATAATGATATTTTTTAGATTGTGTTCCATATTCAAAACTTTCACTATAAGAACCAGGATGATTTGTGTCTATATAATCTTTTTCTTCTTGTGTTAATATAACTGGCTGCTTTTTAACATTCCAATTACATAATCTAGAATATTCTTCAAATAAAGAATTTTTTTCGGTAGCAAATAGTTTAGGTTCTCTATTAATTAATCGTTTTAAAATAGGATTGCTTTTTTCCGATCTTTCTTTTACTTTAGGGTCATCTGCTTTTATATTAGATTTTTTAGACTCGTTAGTTGTAGTTTTTACTACAGTTTTTTTGTCTTCGTCTTCGTTTAAGTCTGTTTCATCTTTTTCATTTTCTTTGTCTTCATATTGTTCTTCTTCATCTTCGTCGTTTTCTTCATCTTCTTCATCTTCGTCGTTTTCTTCATCTTCTTCATCTTCTTCATCTTCTTCATCTTCTTCATCTTCCTCATCTTCATTAATAGTTCTAATTTTTTTGCCCTGTGTTTTTGTCGTTTTTTCAATTAGTTTTTTTTGTTGTTTTTTTATATATTTACTATCTTCTCTGCTATCTTCGTCTTCGTCTTCACTTTCTCCGTCTTCACTTTCTCCGTCTTCACTTTCTCCGTCTTCACTTTTGCCTTCATCATCATCATCTTCTTCATCGTCATAAGTTAAAAGTCCAAAAATATTATTGTCATCTTCAAACATAGTAGATTCATCATTTTCTAATAATGCATTCATTTTTCTATTTATTATTTCACTAGTTTCAACCTCTTTAAAATTGGCCTCTTCTAATGTTTCATCAAGATTTATAGCCCCAGTTAATTCACGCACACTTTTTTCTTGTTCTTCATTAATCAAATTATATATTATTTTAACTAGTGAGTCTAAATAAATGGGAATATGATCTAAATAATAAATAGAGTCAATAGCTTCTACACTAATAGAGAGATTAGAGGCGCCAATTTTTTTAAAAATAGTTTTAAAGCCAGGATTATTCTTTATTATTAGTTTTTTAGAATTAAATGTGGAAGTTAATAATTTTAGTGAATTATAAACACTTACAAGCTTTAACTTAGCATTTTCAATTGTTAATTTAAAGTTTTCTTGTAATTTTGCTAAAATTACACCATCACTATATTCTTGTTTAATCAATTCTAATACAAATGCTTCTTCCGAATCCATTACATTAAAATTTGATACATGTTTGTAACGCATTGTTATTTCATTGCTCTTCTGATTTAATATATTAAACAATAAGTATATTGAGTTCCCAATAGGTTCAATAGTTAAATCACCTTTTATGTTAATAGCGCAAGCATAATTGAGAGAATTGATTTGAACATTACTAGCTTTTAAATTAGTAAACAAATCAATAGTAGTGCTGATTACTAGATTTTTTATGAATTTAATAATTGGATTTACACCATTAAGTATTAGGTTATTTATTAGCTCAAGGCTAGTTATTTGTTTTAATCCCAAATTAATATTTATTAATCCAGACTCATATAATACTATATAAAATTCATCTACATTTTTTGTAAAGTCTTCTTCTGTTGAAGAGAGATAAAAACTAATTGTGTTAGTTTTTCCTAAAGACCTAGCATACTTTAATATTAGTGTTTTACTTAATAAAGGATATTTGTTAGTTTTACTAGCGCTAGAACAAAATATTCTATATATATTTTCTAGTTTTTTTCCAGGATTATATTTTATTAAAGGATAATGTAGTGAACTATGAAATAACTTAAATATTGTTTCCAATGAAATATTTGAATCAAGATTATTATTTATGTTTAAATTAATATAATTTACACCCTTAGAACTATAATTTAGCTCTTCTGATACATTATTAATTGAATTTAATAAATATATTAAATTGTTTTTGTTGTTTAAATTAATATTACTTAATATAGCATTTGTTTCTTTTATTAAATTTATTTTTTGTGAATAAAAATTCGCATTATTAAGTATATTGTTTTTATATAAAAACACATAATACAACTTTATTATTGCCTCTTCTTCAATACTAGATTTTTTAAGCTTGAAAAAATCACTTGCTAAACATATGTTGAGGCTATTATTATATATATTATATTCAAATAATAAATTGGAATTATTTGTACTAATATTGTCACTTAATTGACTTGATGTGCCGAGATTAATATAATAATATGGATTAACTATATAATCTAACTTTTTATTTAATATACTTTGTCCTAATGCTATATATTCTTTAAATGTTGTTAACGTAATTTTAGTTAAATCGTCATAACTATATGTTTCTTTTGTTTTATCATATGTACTATTAGACTGTAAGCTAGTCAATATATTTTCGTTTTCATAAATATTTGCCAAATATTTAATAATATTTGAATGGGTTAACTCTATTTTGTTGTTATTAGTTAATGTATTAAATAAGTCTTGACTATTGTATATGTGTTCTACTAATCCATACATATATAGTTCTTCAAAGCAAATCTTTTCATCTTCATTTACAATAGAGTTGTAATGAGCTATGAATTTTAATTTTATAGTTTCAATTGAGTCATCATAATTTATAACATCATTTACAAAACTAATTGTTCCATTTGTTGTTTCCAAAATGTTTAAATCATAAGTATTTAAATCCTCACTAAAATGCTCTTTATATACATTACTTTTACTAAATATGCTATAAGTGTTATAATTTTTGTTTAGTTCTTCAATAGTTGGAAGACTTGATGCGACTGCTTCAAGTGATTCATATTTATTTTTAATAAACAAATATAATTTACTGTAACTGTTGTTATTATTTATATAAATTTTAAATATATTTGACATTTATATAAATAATAGACTATTATTTTATATATATATATGATTATAAATATTATTGTTGCATATTGTAATAATAATGGAATTGGTAAAGACAACACTTTAGTTTGGAATATTAAGAGCGATATGGCTAAATTCAAAAAATTAACATGTGGCACATGTAATAATGCCATTATTATGGGTAAAAACACATTTTTAAGTTTAAATAATGAATATGGATTAGCAAATAGAGATAACTTAATTTTATCTAAATCACTTAATATTTCTAAATATAACGGAAAGCATAAAGTTCAAAGTTTTATAAACACTCAATCTCTCGAAGAGTTTGTAAAAACACAAAATTATGACACAGTTTGGGTTATTGGTGGAGAGCAAATTTATAGATTATTTTTAGATAATTATAAAAAAGATGATACCAGTATTTTTAATATATCAAAAATTTATATAACATATATAAATAATGATTATGAATGTACGTCATTTTTTCCAGATTTAGCACAATATACAAGTAAATATAACTTACTTTTTTACAGTAAAAAAGTGCATGGAAATACATATGCTAATGTTAGTTCTAATACTAATGATTCAAATGATATAACTAATACTAATAGTTATACTATATATGATATTGAATATGTTTTTGTATAATTTTAATCTTACTTTTATTTAAATTTTTATTTAAATTTTTAACTATTAAATAGCATACTTAAATATCATAATATGGGTTATCGCTAATATTCATACCGCAATAGCGTGCTGGATTTTTTTTATAATCAATTGGATTATAAATATTTATTTCTTTTGCTTCAGTAATAATAAATTTAAAATTTTCCCAAAACTCATCATTATGTCCTACAGATTTTGTAGCAATATGACTGACCTCATGTAACGCAACATACATTAATGTATTAATATCTATTAAACGACCTTGACTATTTTTTTCTGTATCTAAACAAAAGGCTAATTTCTCTCCTTTATTTTCGCTATATGCTGTAAATTCACTTGTTGGTAATGTTTCATATATTTTTTGTGGATTATAACCTTTAACTAAACGTTTTACATTACTCTGATTTGGGTATTTTTTTGCTAAATGATTTACTAGTTTATTTAAATTAATATTTACTTGAGCTAATTTATTTGCTGATAATTGAATTTTATTTCTATCACGAACACAATAGGTGCTTCCGTTTATATCTGAAATAACACATCTTAAATTAAACGAATCACTATTTATATACAATTTAATAGCAATAATTATTATAAATGTTAGTAACATTAAATTAAGTATATTATTGCTAAATAGTGAACTCATTTATATTTATATAAAATTTTATAATAAAAATATTAATATAAAATTTTATATTAACTAATTAGCTTATAATTAGCTTATAATTAGCTTATAATTAGCTTATAATTAGCTTATAATTAGCTTAAATAAATATATGCTTAATGTGTTAGCATTTACATACTCGATCCTATTTCTAATGGTCTTCTAAAGGTATCTGTTTCAATTGTAGAAATATTCCATGGGCAATTTGTATTTGTTCTTGGATTTGCTGGTTCTGATCTAATTTGTAAATTGGAATTTCTTAGACTTGAACCTTGTGTATTGATTCCAACCAATTGTGTAGGATTTAATAAGTTAATATTTCTTAAATCAGAACTGCTTACTGGATTTAGATTTGACCAATCGTTTGCCGAACTATTTGGTAATAAATCTGCAGGATTAGAAACGGCTTTTGTTGAAACTAATTGGTTAATGGCACTAGCACTATCTGCGGATGTAGCTATTTGTGAATTTGAATTACCATTATATGGAGCATAAGTTGAATTGCTGTTTGTAATAGACTGCGAAGATACATTTTCAATTGATGGGTTAGGTGGATATGAAGCAGGATTTAATGCTGTCATAGGTGACTGTAATATATTTTTACCCTCGGAATATTTATAAAAAGCATATACAACAAATAATAAAGCAATAACTCCTAAAACATGTTCGTTCTTAATTCCTTTGCTTATTTTATTTAAAACTGTCATTTTATATAAAATAAACAATAAAAAATTTTCAATAATAATTAATTAATATAATTAATAATATTTCTAATTAACTAATTAACTAATTAACTAATTAACACTAAATAATACTAAATAATAATACTAAACACTAATTATTCTAAAATTTACTTTCTTCATCGCTAGATGAACCATCCAGTGTATTTAAATTATATTTAACTTTTATATTTTTTGCTTCTAAAAATGCTTGAATAGCATTTTGTCTTATTTCTTTTGCCTTTTGTTTTGCTTTTTTATATATTTCTAAATATATTGTATTGTGTGTTTTAAGTTCAATTGGTTCATTATTTACAATAATATTATCTAAATCACATATTTCAATAACTTGATTATTTTCTAAAGTATTAGAATGGCTATTTAATATATTGCTGTCTTGTGAAATTACGCTAAATGAATCTTCATTATTAGTTAATTTAACTTCTTCTTTAACAATTGAAGAACTTGCTTCCTCTTCTACTTCCTCTTCTAGTGCCGCTTCCGCTTGTGCTTCTTTTTTTTGTGCGACGTCTTGTGTTGTGTTTTCTTCTGTAACAATTAAAGAATCTATATCTTCTTCTGTAACAATTAAAGAATCATTTTCTTCAGCACTTAGTGTTGAAACATCAACGCTATTAAGATCTTGAGATTCTATATTGATTACGTCATCTTCGCTACTACCATCTTCATCATTTATAGAGCTTGTGTCATCATAAATAACCTTATTATTTTTTGAGTCATTTACTTTTTTTAAGTCATTTACTTTTTTTAAGTCATTTACATTAATCTTTTTATTTTCTAAATTATTTATTGGCTTATTTAATTTAATTAATATCTGATTTTCAAAACTATCACAAGGATATAATATCATAAATTGAACCAGTATTATATCAATAATAAAAGAAGACTTTGAAAATTTAATTCCGTTTATATTTATTAAAGGTACAATATCATTTACGTTATCATATTCTTCTAAAGCTATTTTCTTTTCATTTTCATCATATATAATAATTTTATCTTGCTTAATTGATGTTTTTATTAAGAATTTTTTGCCAGACTTATATGACCTCATGGTTGGAACAACATATTCTTGAATATCGTCATCTGAAATGCTTTTAGAATCATAAAACCACAACTCTTTATTAGCACATATTTCTTTAACACAATGACTCTCTAGATTTTCAAAAAATTCTATAACTTCTTTATTATTGCTCATAAATTCTAAATCACAAAAACATTTATTATTAGTATTAACAACACCTTGTTTTGTATTACATTTAGGAAGTTGAATATATAGATTATTTTTTGTAGGATTAGTTATTTTACTATAATAATTATTACCACTTATTAGAGAAGGATTTTCTAACCTTACTAAATTAAAATCAAAATCAGATGTTAGATCATATATTTTGTTATTCATTTAATTAATGTAAGATTATAAAAATGTAATTAAATTTGTGCGCATTAGTATTTAAATATTTAAATACTAATATTTTAAATAGAACTATTTAAAATGAGTTTAAAGAATGCCTTAGCCAATCAATGTATTAACTTTCTAAAAACAGAAGAAACCAAAAAAGAATTAAAAGAAATATTCTCTCCTGTTTTAGAATATTTTTTAAAAGAAATAAATATATATTTGTATTTTTTTATATTTTTCATATTTACCAGCTTTATTTTACATTTAGGAGTTTTACTTTTATTAATTCGTTATAATATTAAATTAAATAAACATAGTATTAGGACAATTGAATAATTTTTATAATTTATATAATTTTTATAATTTTTATAATTTTTATAATTTTTATAATTTTTATAATTTTTATAATTTTTATAATTTTTATAATTTTTATAATTTTTTTTATATATATTATTTATATAAACATAATGAGAGAAAGAACTAGAAGAAGAAAAAATAGAAGAAGTGCGAGTGGGGGTTCATCATTATTCGATTTACTAGTTCCTGCTGGATTATTTGCAGCATCAGACTTTATGAAAAAAAGAAGTAATAAACACGTTCGCTCTAGAAGCTATCTTACACAAAATAGTAATAGAAAATCAAGAAAACGTACATACTAAGTTTTTAACTATTTACTAAGTTTTTAACTATTTACTAACTATTTAAATAATTAGTTAATTTGCGCACATTCCATTTTCTCAATTAACAAATCATATAACATAATTTTAGCACAATTAATATAATTAATTGGTATACTATTTTGATAATGACTAATTGCTTTTGCTAAATTATCTATATTTCCAGTATTTATTGCATTGTCAATAATAGTAATAAACTCATCAACAGCTTGCATGCTCATATTATATTACTAATATTACTAATATTACTAATATTACTAATATTACTAATATTACTAATATTACTAAAGTTATAACAAATCAATTTTTTTTGAAGTAAAGTATTTAAGAAAACAACTTAAAGACACAAACAAAGTAATTTAGTAATGACTATTGAAGACAAAATTAAAAGGTGGGTGATGTTAGATAATCAAATTAAACAATTAATAAGTCAACTACAATTATTAAAAGATGAAAAAGAGGAATTAACAAACCATTTAATAGAGCATTTTGATAATGCTAATAAGAAATATCCTATTATTAATATAAGTGATGGGAAGCTTAATTTTATACAAGTAAAACAACCAAATGGATTAAGTTATAAATTTTTAGAGCAATGTTTTGTTGAATATTTTAATAAAAATGCTAATGCTAATAGCGCAAATGCTAATGCAAATGTTAAATCACTATTAGACTTTATTAAATCAAACAGAACATATAATATTAATAAAACAATTAAACGAGTTTATAATTGAACTAATTTAATATAACTCTATTATATAAATGTATAGCGCTATAAATGATTTATATAAAAATATAACTGATTTAGATAAATCAAATAGTTTACTAAAAAACTTATATATATTACCAGGATTTAATATACAAGAAACCAATAATAATGAAGCAAACTGTGTTAGTTCAACCGATTCATCAAAAGAAAATCCAGTAATGAAAGATTCAATGTTTATGAAATTGCTAGGATTTTTTGACAATACAAAACCCAATCAAACACAAAAAGTAAAACCTAAACTTAAGCTCTCTAAAAAACAAGATAAAACATTTACACGAAAACAAACACAAACACAAACACAATCTCAGTCACAAAAGCAAAAACAAAAACTAAAGCAAAAACAATAATATTAAACAGACACTTTAAACCAATTATTATTATTAAATGGACTAATTAAAATATTGCTTATTCTATCTTTCCAATATTTAACACGTTGTTCAAATAATAATTCTTTATTAGTTTTTGGATATAAATCTTTATCTATATATTGTTTTTCTAATTCACTTTGTTTGGGTTTTACTCCATAACAATTAGAGCCTAAACGTGTATGAGGATTAGGAACATATCCTCCATTTATTCCCGGTAATCCACAATCATATTCGTGACCTTCTTTTCCTTGTAACACACGCCAATCACTTTGGCTTGTTGGGTATAAACCAAGTTGGTCTTTAGTCCAACCATAGCTACACCAGCTTGCTCCCTTAGTTTGTGCTTCTCTTAATTGGTCGTATGTTGCCATTTCGCCATCAAAAGCATTACATACAGCTTTAGCATCGTGATATGTAAATCTATTACCCGGAACATGATATACTTCACTAAAGTTCATACATATATCAGGACCACTAATTGTGGACTTTACCCTTATTTCGGGTTCCACCGAAAACATATTTTTTATTTCTGTTACAACATTAATATTAAAAAAATAGGCCAATCCATTTACAAAGATTAATAATATAAAGATTCCCCATAACAATGCTTCTAAAATAAAATATGAGCCAGAAGGTTCATAGTCATAGTCATAGTCATCGTCACTTGTCAAAGATTTTCCTAAAAAACTAAATAATATGTAATACACTATTATAATTATTATTAAGACTACTAATACAAAAGGATTAGTGCCTAAATTATTTAAATTATTATAAAAATCTTCAGTCACATTATTAAATAATGTCATAATATTATATAATAATAATATATATTATTATTGATTACACAAATTATTAAAAGTTATTAAATAATGCCAATGTCATTATACTTTTCTATAACAATAACAATAAGCTTTTGCGCTAATTAGTGATGCTTCACTAATTTCGGTTACATTAGTATCATTATAGCTATACCATTTTTGATTTGCATTTTTTACATATGAACTATAATGTCCACCTTGAACGCTTCCACTGTGATTACATATTCCAAACAATTCATATATACAATTTGTCTTATTATATCCTAATTCGTAGTTGCCAAAATCAACATCGCATAATGGGGTTTCTATAATATTATTTAATTTACGATTATTATTATCAAATCGTTTAAAATCAACTATCAATATAGTTGGTAAACTCCAAAATTTAATACATTTTTTTACAGATTCTTTTTTATGCGTAGCTTCATTAAACCACGCATTCTCATTTTCCAATAATTCATTACTTGTATATAAATCAAAACAATCATAAATAGTATATGTTTTAGAATTATTAGCATTTTGTGGTATAGGTAGATTGATTACACTAAAACTTTCTGGTGTAATACTATAAATTATATTTTCCGTAGTATTTGAAATAATTAATGATACATGTATTCCAAAAAATAATTGTAATATTTCGGAATAGCTATTTGAATAGTTATTTTTTATCATAATATAACATTTTTTTGCTACTTCATCTATAGTATTTTTTGATGTTCCAATTATATTAATATCTACTTTACGCTCAATACTTTCATGAAAACAGTCAAATAAAAAAATTAGAAACTCAGGTAAATCATTTTGAGCATACCCTGTAAATAATTCTCTCTTTTTTACTTGTGCCATATGTTGAATTGCTCTTATAAATCTATTTGGACTAATAACACAGTTAGTGCTCCACATTAAGTCTTTTAACTGCTTCCACTCGTAAAGTAATAAAGATTTTTCATCATTATTTATAGTAATATTTTCAAGAATTTCATTAAATTCGTAACAATGTGATAATATTTGCATACATGCATTAATATAACATGTATTTCCTAAATTACATAATCCAGTTAGCCCTTTATTATTATATTTATTAAGTAAGCCATTAGAAGACATTACTTTATAATTAATAGTAGACATCATTATGTAGTTAAGTATATATACTTGTATATTTATATATATTTAAATAATTAATTAAATAGTTAATTATAATATTAACTATATTGTAGTTATGAATCCGTATCCTAATCCTAGTAACTTAGAATTGACTATGTTAATTAATTCAATGGTTTATTTAAATAATTATATAAGGACAGTTAATTCTAGTATTGAATATTTAAATAATGCTAGTGCAAATATAAGACACATGCAAGAAACTATGTATTATTACCACGCTAATAATTATCAATTAATGGTAAATAATACAGAATTATTTGCCAGAGCAAATAACGTAGCAAATAATGTAGCAAATAACGTAGCAAATAACGTAGCAAATAACGTAGCAAATAACGTAGCAAATAACGTAGCAAATAATAGTAATACAGTTGAAGATTTAAATTTGGAATACTTTGAAGCATTGTCACTGCGTAATTTACAAACAATTATTACTAATAATGTAACAGAATGTAGTTTTTGTTCGTTATGTGAACCATTAAATGAGTCTTGTTCTATAACGCACGAAGATTTTTTACCACAACATAGAGTAACAAAAATTAATGGGTGCGGACATATATTTAATTCAAAGGCTATTAATGAGTGGTTACTTACGCATCAATCATGTCCTAATTGTCGATATAATATATTGTATGATTCCAATATTATTTCTTATAGCATTCAAGAGTCTGATAGTACATTTTATTTTAACATTGAAGACCTTATAAAGTTTTTTCGCTTCATAAATCAATCGTCTTAAGTAAAATAATATAATTAACACGTTTAGCTAATAATTTATTATTTTCTAATGCTATTTGTTTTTGTAGTTTAGTCTTTGTTTTATTATACTTTGCTAGTTTTTCTTTTGAGTCACTATAAATAGTTGGTTGTGTTTTTAGTAACTCTTTAAATTGTGCATGGTCATCACATTCTCTCTTATATAACTCTTCAAGTTTGGCAATTTTATCAAATTTTTTTCGTAAGTCAATACATAACTTGTGTGAATCATTTTTTTTTGAATAAGCAATTTTATGTAAGCGTAGCAAATAGTTTTTCTCATTAGTACATGCTTTACAATAAGTTGACTTGGACTTCTTTTGAAAATTATATAATTTACATATATGTAAATTGTTAGCGTTAGCATAACTAAATAATAAATAACAATTGTTATTTTTTTCAGATAAAATAGTAGGACACTTAGAAGTTATAGTACTATGTTTGCCATTATTATTTTCTCTCAAATGTAACTGTAAAATTTCAATAGCTTTTAATAGGTTATTCATTTATAATAGACCAACTAACAATACTATAATTTATTATCAATTTTTATATATTTTATATACTAATTAATTATACTAAACAAAAGCTAACTACATTTTCCTTCGTAATAGTGCGCCAAATGGGCTCCAATAAGGTAATAGTATTGGTTTTTGATTTAATATTGCTAGTAATTTTTTTGGTAAATATTTTTTATCTACTACTACTTCAAATGTGTAATCTTTAAACCATGACTCCGACATATAATAATTTCCATCATAATCCACGCTATCATCTTTTTCAAACAGTTTATCTCCCCAAGAATTTTCAACAAGAAATCCATTGGTTTTTGAGTTATTTAAGTTATAACCTTTTATTACCATAGCATGGACAGGAGCTGTTTGTCTATAATTTAATGAATCACATTTAGCCATGGCATTATTAAATCCAAAAATGGAATCATAGTCAAAAGCTGCTTTATCCATAAAACTATGTTTATGTGAAATATACTTGTCAATATCAAGACCAATCCATACCGCTTCCTGATTATCTATAGATTTTTTTGTAGCATCAATTAAATAGTCAATTGGAACATTTATTAGACCCCGTCTTTTCTCTCCTAAAACATCAAATGACAATTGCACATCATATTGTTTAAAAAAGGGCGCTTCTTTACAAGGATAATTTATTAAACATACTTTATTTTTTGCATTATATGGAACATATTTTTTATAAAAATCTAATGGACTAACATTTTTAATTATTTTAGCTTTTTTTGATTCTTTTGAATCTTTTGATTCTTCGTAATATTCCCAAGTTATTTTAGTTGGTGGTTCTCCTAAAAATACAACCAAAATTTTATAGCATTCTAATAACATAGAGTTTAATAATGCATTTTTATTTTTAATAAGTTCATTTTTAGGTGTAGTTTTTATTTTGTGAGCGCATTTGCGTATAAAGTCATTATAAAAATTTCTAAGTTCATCCGAATTAGTGCTATGAAAATTATCATCCATATTTGATTTAGGAACAATACCATATTTTTCAATTAAATTAACAAATACATTCCAACGACCACCATCATCAGTTAAATTGTCTAATATATGTATTAATTTAACTACTTTATCATTTGATTGAATAGTTTGTACGTTTACATCATAAGTATCAATTATATAAGTAAGATAATAATTCGCTTTTTCTAATTTGTCAAAAAAAAACAAATAATTTTGCGAAAACTCAAAATCTGGAGCTAACTTGTATTTTTTAATCATTTTGTAGCGCATAATATTTAAAAAGGCAAATATCCAACAACGGCCACTTTGTTTTTGGTCACTAATTTTTGACTGAACGTCAATTAAATTTGTATAAGTTTTTTTCTTATCTTGAATATAATCACTTTTTAATAACACATTTTTAAAATCTGTCTTTGTATTAAAATTTTTTATTATTTTATTTGTTTTATTTTTATTAAATTTTTGTGAAAAATTTGAAATTAACTTATATGTTAATTTATTAACCATATACTATTATATTATATTATATTATATTATATTATAATATATTACAAGATTACTAATTACTAATATTACTTACATTCTTTTAAATAGCTATCAAATAATAGGCTTTTAATTTCTTTACATTTTAGTTCTTCTAGTTTTTTCTCAAATTTTTCTTGTTCGGGCCATTTTGCATGCAATTTGTCTATTTCATTATACCACGATTGTAGTGTAATTCCGCGTTTTTTTTTAAATTCGCTCATATTTTCTAAATTTAACGCATAGAGCTGTAATAATGGTTTCATAATCTGATTGCTAATATAATGCGCGTAATCCAATTTTAATTTATTTTGAATAATAAAATCAGGTGTCTCTATTTTTTCACCTTGAAGTGCTTTTTTATTAGCATTTACAATATATGCATAATACATTCTATCGCCTGAACTAGGTTTATTACCAATGTCTCGCTGACCGATTCGCTCAGCCAATACTTTATGTGCTATTTGATTGGGATTTTTATAATAGCTTCGTAAAGATTTGGTTACCAATAATTTTTCAATTGAATATTGTCCAGCAATCAATTTTTCAAGACTCTCATTTAGAAATTTTATTGATTTAGTAATACTCTTTTCTTTCATAATAATATTTACAATAGTTCCATATATATCTTTTACTAGCGGAGCATTATCTCTGCGTTTAAGCACAATACCCATATACTTTAGTTTGCCTTTTTCTATATTTTCTTCATACAATATACCTACATAACGTTTCTTAGATAATAATATCCAAGGCCAAAATGTTTTTTCATATTCTAAATCGTGTGGTTTTTTTAGAAATTGACTTGCTAAATTCCCTGCTTTTTTTGCTAGTTCAATAGTATAAATAAGAGCTTGATTATTTATAATTTTTTCATCGTTAATTGGATTTCTCAAATTAAATTTGAAAAATACTGAATCTGTATCACCATATACACATTGCGCTTTTGCCTTTACAACTGTACCATCATCTAATGTTACCAAAACATCGTTATAGCATTCTTCAATAATTGCCCGTCCGTAAAATAATAATTTACGACCAATAGCTGTTGTTGAAGCGGCAACGTCCCCTTCATAAAAAGCACTTGTAATTGCTCCCATTTGGCCATATAATGAATTTGCTGTTACTTTAATGCTTAGTTGTCGCTTATCTAACACATTTTTCATAAACTCATCTTTTTCCAATAAAATTAATTTTCGGGTTGCTTTTCGCGCCGCTAACAACTCCTCTAAAATAGCTGGCATAATAGCTTTACCATCTTTATCTGGAAATTGAGCGAATCTACAAATTTTATAACCAATAATCACTTTTTTCTCAGCTGCTTTTGGGCTGGGTCGTATATATTTATATGTATCATATTTCACATCAATATATTTATAACCCAAATCATATAAGTTATCGTAGCAATAATCTCCATGCTCAGATTTTTCCCCGGTTTCTTTAATTAAATTATTACTTAAATCATATTCTTTAGTCCATACTTTTGAGTCGTGTGACAAATTTTCGGAAATAATAGACGATGGATAAAGAGAACTATAGTCAACACAAGCAACTGGCTCTTCTAAATATATTCCAGTTTTTGGTGTAAAAACATGAGCACCTTCATAACCTCCGCCTGTTTTTTGCTTATTGACAACTGGCATAAGTGTATTTTTTTCTCCACATTTTTTAGAAACATAGCTTTGTAGTTTAATTCCTTGTCCGCGCAATAGTAAATAGCTTAGCGGAACATCACATAAATTTGACATTTCTACTTTGTCGGTAATTACATCTACTTTTAATAATAACCAAATAACATTGTCGCAATCAGCAAGACAATATTTACCAACAGTCCATCGGTCATAATCAGAACCATTAGCAAGCGCAAATATTTCTTGTGGAGACACATCATCTTTTGCTAATCCCCAGTTATATTTGTAATTGGCCAAATCCAGTTCTTCTAGACCTTCAATCACAAACCATTGTTCGTCTTTATTAATTTCAATAATTTCAAATTTTTGCCCTTTTTTATATAAATTATTACTGAACCCTTGCTCATCAAACTTTATATAACTACCCACACTAATACCTGTAAGATTTTTACTATATATTTTTGTGCTATTATTTTCATTATTTAACACAATTTTACTAATAGAGTCACTAATAAAATAGCTTGATGTAAAGTCTAGCTTATTAGAACTTAATGTAAATTCTTTACGAAAAATGACACACATATCTATAATAATGCGTCCAGGCATTTTTATAAATTTTAAATTATATTCACCACTTGCTAAAACAATCTTATTTGTTTCAATGTCTTTATAATCCTTTTTTTGAGTGTCGCTAGATTTAGCCAACTTATCTCTATATTCAGCACGCCAATCATTTGAAATACATATTTCATTTTTGTTTCGCGAAAGTTTGAGAAACTCATTTACACAATTTAGCTCTTTAGACCGTTTATACATAAATTCAAAATCAAACCCCGTAATATTATAGCCTGTAATAATATGCGGATTTTCGCTATTAATAATTTTTGTAAATGTTAATAATACTTCTTTTTCAGTACAGCGTTCTAATACAATTACGTTATTTTCTTGTGCCCATAATAAATATTTATCTGGAATTTTACAACCGCCTTTAACAATAATAATGCGTTTATATGGTTTAGGTTCTGTATAATTAATAAAACTTAAACCAATAAATGTAATTATGTCACCTTCTAATGCTGGAAAGTTAGTATTGGCAAATGCTTCTGTTAGCTTTACCAATTTTGTAGCATATTCACAGCTATTGTCCTTAATTAATTCTATTAATGTGCAATCTTTTTTATAATCTTTTATTTTAGGTTTGCGTTTGTTATATTTTACTTGACTTTCAGTTTCCCCATCATTAATGCAATCATGTTCTTCATCGTCTTCATTTTCATCTTCAGTTTCAGATTCTGAGTCAGCGCCGTCCAAAACAATATCACTATTTAATGACACATTGAACTTTGATGGATTATAGTTTGTTAATTTATTTATTAATATTTCCATTTCATCTAATGTAATAGAAGGGTTCTTAGGATATACTTTTTGTATATAACTTAATTTGTCATGTGTTAAATCAAACGCACTTAAAATCTCGTGTTTTAAATTATTAAAATCATAATTAAGTTTGAAATTTTCAGAACTCGAATTGTAATTTTCAAGTATATTTGTTGCTAATTTTTTATAATTTTTAATTGGAATAGGAAAATCACCATGACTACTACTTGCCTCAATATCAAAGCTACATATATTATATTTTACTAATGTTTCTTTTTCTTTATAATCATAAATATCTTCGTAATTTATTGAGTATTCATAAGAGCAATTTGTTGTCTTATTACTAATAATTCGCACTTTGTTTGAAGGTATTTTTATCCATCCACTTGGACTAATATGTTTTTCATGAAAGAATTTTAATAGTGGCGGAATGTCTGCCTCATATAAATAACAATGCGTTGTTCCAATGTCATCAGTATATTTATATCCGTCTTCTTTTAATGTTCTTTCAAACTGACCTGTTTTACTGGTTTTATCATCATAAAATATTTTTTTTAATTTATTATATGCTCCACTATTAGTAAATGAAACTTTAACAAAATTATGTAATTTTTTATTATCAAAACCATATAACTTGTGCCTTTTTACTAACACACATTCAACTATTGAGTCTTCATAATAATTGCCAACCAATTGTTTCATATGTCCCATAAATTCATTTTTACGTTGGTCATTCCAGTCTTCGCTAACCATAATGTAGAAAAATGGATAAAACTTTTCTATAAATATGGATGCTGTCTTATTTGATGAATTTATTCCAAATGCTTGAATAATGAATTGTTTATTATCTTTATAATTGTTTCCTTTACTGTTTTCCTCTAATACATTGTAGTCATAACATTTAAAACATTTATATGTTGTCATATTATTTAATAAACTATTTAATTAGTAGTCTTTAAATTTATAAAAACTTTTCAATTTTTTATATAATTTTTTATATAATTTTTTTTATAATTTTTTTTATAATTTCTTATATAATTTTTTATATAATTTTTTTTATAATTTCTCATATAATTTTTTATATATTTATATAAATATATGTCGACTATTCCTAAACTAATTTTTATTGTTCCATATAGAGACCGCGAAAGAGAAAAACACCATTTTTCTATATATATGAAATATATTATGGAAGACTATAACAAAGACGATTATGAAATATATTATAGTCATCAAACCGATTCTAGAATGTTTAATCGCGGAGCAACAAAAAATATTGGTTTTATGGTTATGAAAGAAAAATATCCAAATGATTATAAAAACATTACCTTTGTATTTAATGATGTTGATACATTGCCAGCAATGAAAAATTTATTTGATTATATAACATATCCAGGAACAGTAAAACATTTTTATGGTTTTACTTTTGCTTTAGGAGGAATAGTTTCAATAACTGGAGGTGATTTTGAAAAATGCAATGGGTTCCCAAATAATTGGGGATGGGGACTAGAAGACAATGCTTTAAATGATAGGGTACTACAACAATCATTAACTATTAACAGGGACCAATTTTTACCAGTTCATTCTAAGAATATAATTCATTTATATGACAACCCAATAAGACTAGTTAACACTAGAGAACCACTGGCTTATGTTAGTGGCAAATTGATTGATAATTTAAATAATATAAGTAATTTATATTATTCAATTGTTAATAATGCTAATACTAATACTATAAATGAAGACACCAATAAACTAAGTGCTATAAAACAAAATGAATATATTATAAATATACATAATTTTGAAACATTAATTCCTAGTGCTAGTACGTATTATAAACAAAATATGTTAGAAAGTAATGTACTAAAAGCATATAAAAGCTCAACATTAGTAAAAAGAAATGTTAATCCAAGATGGTTACTAACTAATACTTTTAACAAGTGAATTTGAGTTTTTATTCAACAGAAACAACTTTTGCCAAGTTGCGTGGTTTATCTGGATTAATATGCTTACCTAATGACACTTCATATGCTAATTTTTGTAATGTTATTATGTATAAAATTTCATTATAATAGTCAAGATTTACTAACAATATAAATTTATCTTCACTTAATTTTAAGTCATCTATAATATTTTGAGAGTTTGTTATAACAAATATGTTGGTTTCGCGAGCAATTATTTCATAATATGTTGATTTTAAATTATTTAGATCCTTAGTATTATGTATATCTATTAATAATAGTGTTAAACTTGAACTAGTTAATAGCGCAAAAGGCCCGTGTTTTAATGAGCTAGCACTAAAACCCTCACAATGGATATAGCAAACCTCTTTAATTTTTAGAGCACCTTCACACGCTATTGGATACAATTTGTCTTTTCCTAATATAAATATACTTGTTACATTATTGTTAATAATGTAATCCTTTAAACCATTAATTTTATTCATAAAATTAATATCATATAATAGTTGTCTTACACTATTTGGAAGTATTCTAAGATTGTCTATTTTTTTTATATTACTATAATAATCATTATTTACAAACCACATACTAAGTAGGCTTAATATTATTAACATGCTTGTAAATGATTTTGTTGAAGCAACACTAATTTCTGTTCCAGCATTCATATATATACCACAATCCACTTCGCGCGCTATTAACGAATCTACTTTATTTATTATACCCAAAGTTACGCATTTCTTGGCCTTACAAATTTTCAAACAATTATATACATCCATTGTTTCACCCGATTGTGATAAAAATACGCACAAAGTAGTACAATGATTTTTAATATTCGGTAAAATATTTTCATTAAACTCACACGCATTTACACTTTTAACACATACAAATTGTTTTATTTCATTTAAATAGAGCTCGCCTATTAATGACGCATTATAACTTGTTCCGCAACCAATTAAATAAATAAATTCTATATACTTTATAATATTACTTATATTATCTAATCCTCCCAATTTGATAATATTATTATTAATGCGACCACCATAATTATATGCTTTTTGTAGTGTTTCTGGTTGTTCCATTATTTCTTTTAACATCCAATGGCTATAATTTCCTATGTTTTCAACTATATTTTCATAACATACTTTTTTAATAGTATAATTAGATAAATCAGTTAAATTATCTGGTGTAGTTTGGTCTATAGCAATATATGAGGACAAGGACATATTATTTATTAAATTAGTATAACTACCATTACTTATTTTAATAATATTATTGTCTTTCAATGGAATATAATCACTTATTAAGCATGCAAAGCCATTTGTTTCTGAAGTACATATTATAAAATCATTATTATAACCTAATAATAATGGAGACCCTTTTCTTGTCACATAATATGTATCTAATTGTTTAGTATAAATGATTACAAGAGCCCATGTTCCTTCTAACTGACTTAGCGTTTTTTTTATTGCTTCTTCAATATTACATTTCATAACTATAATATAATATTCTATTAAATTAGCAATTACTTCGCTATCTGTATCACTGTAAAAATTATAGTTCTTAGATTGTAAAAACTCTTTTATTGTCATAAAATTATTTATTATACCATTATGAACTAGTATAATTTGCTTGTGTTGTGATATATGGGGGTGTGCATTAGCATCAGTCTTACCGCCATGAGTAGCCCATCTTGTATGTCCAAGTGCTATTCTAGAAAACAATTGTTGCTTATATACTTGTTGTTGATGTAAGTCATTTGTTTCATATAATGATTTAACTAAATCAAAACAGTCATGTTTTAGTGTTGATGCTTTTTTAATTATTTCAAATTTGCTTGTAATGTCATTATAATAACATATTCCAATGGAGTCATAGCCTCTATTTTGTATTAATTCTAAACTATTAAAAATATGTTTTAATGAATTTTTTGTATTTTTGGAATATATAAACGTTATTCCACACATAACATAATATAAATACAAAAAGTTTTATATTTATATTATAACTTGTAAATATTATAACTTGTAAATATTATAACTTGTAAATATTATAACTTGTAAATATTATAACTTGTAAATATTATAACTTGTAAATATTATAACTTGTAAATATTATAACCTGTAAAGACTATAAAGACTATAATGACTATAAATAATGGCCTTTTCCTGTTTTAAATATTTTAAAACGAGGAGTATAAGGAACAATATTAGCATAATTAACTTGTGTTGGTAAAGGGGTGTTATTGCGTATATCTTCTCTTAAATCTTCTATACATTGTTGAGATAGTCTATTGCGTCTATTTGACCTAACTAAATTAGCAAAATTTTGTCTTACTAATCTATTGGTTATAAAAGTTTGACTAGCTTTTGCTGAACTATGTTTATTTGCATTAATTTTATTTTTAATTAAGTCTTCTGTTGTGGTTATACATTGTTCATCTATTTGGTATTGGTTAATAAAACCACGACCAACAATTGAATTTTCATCGTATGGTGTAATTGATAATAGCTTTGGAACATTATTTAATCCAATAAGCCCTTGTATCATTTTTCTTGATAAGTTACTACTATTTTTCTCTGGAATAATTATACTGTTTAATCTTGAAGTACTTGCTCCCGGTAAAAGCTCAATTGCTTTTGATAATGTATCAATATTACTTGGATCTCTAATAATTTCAATATTATTATTTGGATATCTATAAAGAGGGTTTGGATCTGTTTCTGGATTATGATATATATATATACATTCTACATCTGTAAAATCGCGACTTGGTGTTGTATAAATTAAACTCTCAAAACTTATAGAACTAGTGTTTATTTTGATGTTATTATTTAATACATCAAAAGTAAAAAATGTATTAAAATAGACATCATAATTGAATCTTACATCTAAAAGCACGGGTTTATCTAGATTATAATATGAACTTTCTATAGTAGTTTGTGTTTGAGGTAGATTTCTAGTATTTAAATTATTAGGGTTTGTTATGATTACATTATCAAAACTAATTGTATTAATGCTATAATTAGTACTATTATTGAAGTAACTAATATTTGGTCTTATAATGCTTCCAGATAAACTGGTGAAAGCAAGATTATTAAACTCATTAAAATAACTTTTTAAGTTATTAACATCAAATAAGTTATTAAAATAAATAGAAAATATTTTATTAGTACTAGTAAAAATATTATAAGCGCTAACACTTTTCAAAAGTATATTTGCTGATAGCTCAGTATCATACAAATAATTATTGTCAATATATTGTTGCAGACTATCATATTTTTTTTTGATATTAAGTGGATTATAAATAGAGCTAACATTAATATTTTCTAAAAAAGTTAGCTTTCCTGAATTATATGGAAAACTAATATGTTTATATATATCACTTTGAATAAGACCTGTTCTAAAATTACCCAAAGATAAATAAATAATATATGAGTTGCTTATTTTTGTAGTAAATGTAATGGGCTTTAGTGGAGTTGACACTTGAACGTTTAAAAAATGTATAGTAGAGCTAGTATCAAATACTATTTGGCTTGTTGCTTTTTTAACCATTTCAAAATTATTTGTTCTAATTAAAAAAGTCTCAAAACTTATTGTTAGCCCACTAGATCTATCAGCATAACTCAAGTCAACTGTATAGACTATTTTTTTATTATTAATAGTATATTTATTATATATATTATTATATATACTAAAAGGTGTAGCGCTAGTGCTAGTGATTTGTGTTAATGATGTTATATTAGAAATGTCACTAAATGTAGTAAAACTAGTTAGACTAGCATCTCTATATAAATTAGTGAGTTCATCTGATGGTGTTATACTTTTAATTTTACACATTAAACCATTATAACATATATCAGACCCTAGTCCTCTAGTAAAAAAAGTATAACTAGAATCTCTAAATATATAGTCTTTTATATTTAGTTTATAATAATCATAATTTGGATTATTAGAACTATTAGAACTACTATTTTTATTAAAATTGGAACTACTATCTTTATTATTAAAATAATAATTTAAATGAAAATAGAAGAACTTTTCATCATTAGAAGTAATTGTGGAATTTTTTACTAAATAATTATTGGCAAGGTCATAATTATTTATGTTAGTATTTTTAATAAATAATAATTTTCCAAATTTGTTATTATCAGTAAAAATAAATTTTATGTTATTTTTTATATTATTTAATGTTAATAAACAATCAGATAATGTAGTGTTATTGTTTGTAATGCTATTGTAGTTTAATATTATAATATTTGTAGAATTATCTAGTTGGTTAAAAAATTTATTTCTTTCTGTCAATCTAGGCATACTATCAGTAGCAAGTTGTGTATTTAGTAAAATTTTTGCTCCTTCACTAACACTATTTATATTATTTTGTGTCAAAATAATATAGTTATTTCTCGTGCTGCTTAAGTTAAGTGCCATATAATTAAAAATAACATTATATATTCTTAAATTTATGTATTAAATTTATGTATTAAATTTATGTATTAAATTTATGTATTAAATTTATGTATTAAATTTATGTATTAAATTTATGATATTATATCTGTATTATTAAAATACCAATTTGTTGATAAATAATCCGCTTTTGTATCACTGAGCTTACTTTCTTTACTTGATTTTAGATTTGGACCTTTATACATTATTGAATTTATTTCGAATGTTCCTATAGCATAGTTATAATATTTTAAATTAGAAATAGCGCCATCAAATCCACCATTATAATTGACATACAAATTATCATAGTTTTGTTTAATAATATTTGATAATTTATGACGTTTTGTTAAATTGCCATTAATATAAATATCAACCACATTTTGTGCTGTTGTTCTAATTACTACACATACCCATTTTTTTATTGGAATGCCATCGACATATATATCATCATAATATGTATTATTATTGTTTTCATTATTATGAAAAACATTTACTCTAACTAACATTCCTAAAAGAGGGAACTTGTCTAACAAATCATCGCTCATATTTTTTTTACCATTATATAAATATACACCCGGACAATTGTTTGGACCAAATATTCCTGTTCCCCCTTCTCCTGTTGAATTTGGTGAAGATCCTTTATTAAAAACATGTTTAAAGTCAATTGTTTCTTTATAATCTGTAGCATTAACATGTATCCAAAATGCGTAAGTAAATTCTATTCCTTCATATTCATTAATACTGCGCAAAATTGGGATTGATGATTTTTCGCCTAAAGACTGTGTAATAGTTAGTCCTTCTGTCCCATCTTTTAATCCATATATTAAAAATGGTGTTTCTGATGGTGAAAAAAAATAATATAATAATTTAGTTCCAACATAAAATAATAAAGAAAAAATTATTATTATTGCCAATAAAAATGTAATTTTTGCTATCATTGTATTTGATGATAAAAAATCATTTGCTGATTTTAATCTTGATTCCGCGCTATATGGAATAGCAGCATTAATATTTTTTGAAATATTAGTAAATATACTTTCTGGAGGATTCATAATATTAATATATAATATTATATAAATTATATAAATTATATTTCAAAACTGCCTTTTTCTGTATTATACTCTAAAAAGCTTACTTTTAATCTATATTTATTAAATAATGATTTTGCTAATGATTTATCAATTCCTTCTTTATATATATTGTATGCTTCTTGTGGATTTATGGAATCATTTTCGTAGCGAATTCGTGTAATAAAGCCTTCAAAGCCACTATTAAGACCTTCATTATTTGCTGCGCCCGCGCCTTGAGCCATATTTCCTATATATATATTTTTTTTCTCACTTGTGCTATAAAAATTATGATATAATCCATGCATTATAAATGAATTTCGCAGTTTCCCATCTAAATATACATCTAATGTTCTTGTGTCAATACTTAATGTCAAATTATTCCATTTTTGAACTGGTATATTTGGTATTTTATATCTTGTGTAATTTCTTCTATTTACTAAAGCACTTCTTGCTCTACCTGATACATTATTATCTAAATATGTTTCAATATCAATTAATAAATTGTTTTCGTATTTATCTAAAGCAATATTTATATTTTTAGGTTTGATTTGGTTTAAACTAATATCTTTTTCAACTTTAGTGCTTAAACCGCTTAACATTGAAGCCAGTTCAGGTAATGTTGGTGCTTTTGAATCAACGGCCATATATAATACATTTTTTTCGTTTGATATATTATTTCCCCAGTTATCTATGTAAAACCATACACTTAATGTAAAATTTGATGAGCTATTTTCTGGAATATCTTTTGCCATTATTACATTAGTGTTTGATACAAACAATGAATTTACTGTACTTTGTAGTTCTACAGGCGCTGATGCATCACACATAACATCATAAATTATATTTGTTTTGAAAAATAGATTGCGAAGGCCCCATATTACTACAATAATCAAGATTATTACAATAATAATATTAAATATGCCCATATTAAAATATTATTATATTAAAATATTAAAATAATAAAACATCTTAAATATAATAGTTTAAATATAAAATCTTATTTCTTATTTTTATTTTTTTTATTTATTTGTTATTTGTTATTTGATATTTTTTAATTTATTTGTTATTTGTTATTTGATATTTTTTAATTTATTTGTTATTTGTTATTTGTTATTTGTTATTTGTTATTTGATATTTTTTAATTTATTTGTTATTTGTTAAATTATATAATAACTCAATTGTTAATGGACTTGTAATTTCACTATAATAGTTTATTTCTTTAATACTTCCTTGAATTCCGTCATTTTCCCCTATTGTTACCTTATCGCCTTTAAAATATGGAGTTATGTCTTTTTTTGTTCCTACCAATTTACCATCTATAAAAACATCTATGTTATTATTGGAATAATTAATAACAAAAAATAACCATTTTTGATGTTTTATATTTTTCCCTTCATATATAGTATCTAACTGGTCTCCTTTATTATTTAGTGTTCTAGATCTAACAATGATAGATTGTGATTTTCCATTATAATATATTACTGGTTTATAAGCATAATTAAATATTTCAGTGTCTTTATTATAAGCTGGTGATGTATTTGTTGGTTGTGGATTTATATAAACATAAAAACTTATACTATATGTATAATTGTATGGAAATTTGTTTATAGTTTTGGGTGGGTCATAAAAGCTAGTTTTTACATTATATATTCCATTATAATCATTTTTTAATAATTTAAAATTATAACCTTTTGTGTCACTTATATTGTCTTTTGCTTGTTTAGTTATATCTTTAGATTCAGGAGCTATTTCTGTTGAACTATCAAATGCTTTAAATAGTGTATTTTCTTGCTTATTTAAATTTAATGTACTTAATAATGAGTCAATTGGATTTGTTATAATAGGATTGCTTGTGCTATCATCTTTAGGTATTGGAATATCAATAGTGGAATTAACACTTTTATTAAGATTTTGATATATACCAATGACCTTTTTTTCATTTAAATAATAAGGGTCTGTTCCTTTTAATAGGCTGCTTTTATTAAGTGTTCTAAAATATTTAAATAAAAACGGCAATACAAATAGCAATGTTATTAATAGCAATAATATAAAAAGTAATAAATATACAGGACTTGGTGTTAATTTAATATCTTTATTTATTTCATCAATAACAATTAGTAACAAACAAGGTATAAAGAATATAGTTTTTTTGATAATACAAATGTAATCATAAATAAAGAGAGTCTTACTTGTATCACTATATTCACATGAGTCATCTGAACCAGTTGTTTTTATTGAAAATAGTGCGGCAAAAATTGCCAACACAACAATGACAATTGTTATGCTTATTAATGATTGTGTAATACTAAACGTATTAGTATTTTTTTGTGCATACAGCACATAGTTGATTATGTATATAATACTTATTAGTATAAATAATAATAGCCCAATATACATAAACAAAATTCTTAATGGTTTTAAATATGTGTTTTGAATTTTTATATTATCTATATTATAGCTATTAGTATCATAACCTAATTTGGTTAGCTCCATGGTGTCAGTGCCAGTTATTGCAAGTCTCTCATTTTGATTAATCTTATTATTATTATTATTTCTAAATACTAGAAAAAGAAAATAAAAGACTCCAACGCCTAACAATAGTATTGCTCCTAATATTTCGTAGGGTGTATCTTTTATTCCAAATACATTATAATAACTATTTAAATAATAAATAAGACCAAATATTAATAAAATGACTAACACATTAATGTATCTATAGTAAAAATATTCATATTCATTGGAAGTAGAACTGTTTTTTTTGAATTTTATTCCATTAATTAACACATCTGTTGAAATACTTATACTATTTTTTAAGAAATTTACTGTTTTATCTGAATAGTCACTAATTGTATTAAAACTTGCTTTTAATAATTGTGTCATTATTAGATAATATTAATAATATAAATTAATAAATTTATATTATTCTCTGTTATAAAGTTTGTGTTATAAAGCTTGTGTTATAAAGTTTGTGTTATAAAGCTTGTGTTATAAAGCTTGTGTTATAAAGCTTGTGTTATAAAGTTTGTGTTATCAATGTTACAAATTTTCATATGCTGTTTTTTTTCCATGACAATCTCTACATAAAGCTACTAAATTAGTAATATCATTGGAACCGCCATATTCTAGTTTCATAACATGGTCTACTTCAAACCATGCAGGCAACTGTTTTTGGCAACCTTTACAATGCCAGTTTTGCGAAGCCGCCACAAATTTTTTCTTGGTTTCACTTACACTTCTTTTTGTTGAAGTATTTCCAGACTGTAATATTTTTTGTTGCTGCTTTGTCATATTATTATAATTTGCATTTATTGACTTTTGTAAATGTTGAGACTCTCTATAGTTTGTTCCGGCGCTCAAATTATAATTATTATTTAATTCATTACTTATTGATTTAGATGTAAAATCAATAATTGGAGTTATAATACTAGCAGTGTTTCTGTCTATTGGTAAATATTTAATGTAACCGTTTGTATTAACTACAAAATCTTTATAATTTGCGGGATTTTTCTTTATAAATAAATATATACATAGTCCAACAAAAGCAATTAGTCCCATTTTATAATATTTTTCATAATTTTTAAGTTTAGCTAGTAATTTACCTTCAAAGTATGTATTAAGCAATACAAAACCCGTTATAGTTAATATGAGCAATTCAAATTTCATATTTATTATTAATAATTATAATAATATATTAATTATAGTAAATATAATATAATTATACGTTATAAATTTATTATAAAAAATTTATAATAAAAATAAAAAACTATTATTTAAACTTAATAGTGAGTCCAATTATTACTAATACTAACAATAGTACTAAGCTCCCAAAAATGTATTTTTGCTTATTTCTGCTTTCTTCATATTTTTTTAGCTCCTTAATTTTATAGTTTTCATAATATTTATTCATTGCGTCATAATAAGTTATTTCTGGTTTTCCTAAATAAATATTTATTTTATTATGTATAAAATGCACCCATTTTACAAACGACTCACGAGAGTCTAAATATGGTGTAACAGGATAAGCATCTAAAAATTTACTAAATACATTACCAATGTCACTAATTGGTAAAAACAACGGTAAATTTGTTATAAAGTCATAATATTTCTTTTTTGTTGAATCATTGCTATTGTTAGGATAACTTAAGGCAATTGTATATAAAACAAACCAATAATGTGGTCCCCATATTATTGGATTTAATACATTATTATTAGACATATTATTATTAGACATATTATTGTTTGACATAACTTATAAATAACATTAACAAAACTATTGCGTATTTTTACCATAAAAACTCTTATTTAGTTCATATATTAATTTAAGTGTTATAATAATCATTATAACTTTATATAAATTGATTGAATTGTCAAACAGTTTACCATTTAAGAATGTGTGTTGGTTTGTTAATATATGACTAACAACTCCTAATGGTAAAAGCATTAAATAATATACTTGTCTATTTAGTCCAGTATATACTCTTATAAATGGTTCAATCAAATAGGCAATAAAAAACGTCATAAATAAATCAAATAATGACATGCCTAAATTACTTGAATTATAATATGGTTGCTCAAATTGAATGCAATAACTTCGTAGTTCTTTTATATCCATTTTGTATATATTATATTTTATTCTTAAAATCCGATTTAAATCATAAATTCATTCCAGTCATAGTCTTCTTCGTGTTTTAAGCATTTGCTATTGTTTAGTTCAAACATTTTTTGTCTTATTAATTCCAGATTTTTTTTAGCTTCTTCGTGGTTTTCTTCGGCATCTTCAAGATTATACTGTAGTTCCATCGTGACTGAACAAAAATAGTTATGATCAATTTGATAGTTAATTAAATCTGCTTCTGCGTTGTTTAGTTCTATATGAGAATAACCTAATGTCTTAATAGCTTCTTCAAGCTCTCTTTCACAAACTAATTGTTCAAAAGATAGTGCTTGTATTTTTTCCAACTTTTTAAATAGCTCATTATGTTGTTGCGAAACACGCCATCTACAATAGTCTAAGCGGAAGCCATAATTATTTAAATTTATATTTTCATTTACAAGCTGTCTTGCTATAAGTCTTTTCATTCTATTAGAAACAACTAACCATTGCCTAAAATCGTCGTTTTCATTATATACTTTACACACATTAATACCAAAATGCTGGCTACCTTTACTTGTTTCATGATATACATAATACCTTGGATAATCTTGACATTTTCTTTCTGAATCGTAGCTTGTCTGATAAGTCTGCATTTAACATTAATAAGATTTATAATCTTACAATAACATCTCAATTTTTATTTATCAATATAATATATTATATTTTATTCTTAAAACCTTTAAAATGTGTATTTTAAATAAATATAAAACTATAACACGTTAATAGTTTAACTAACTATTAACGCAACCTATGAATATTAAGAAGCAAGTATTTTGCAACAATTGTGGTAAATTAGGACACTTATTTCATAATTGTCGTGTTCCTATAACTAGTATTGGAATTATTCCGTTACGAATAGTTAAAAAGTTTAATCCTGATTTACAAGTTAATGAAAATGTTATTGAACTATTAATAATAAAGCGGAAAGACAGCTTGGCCTTTATAGATTTTATGAGAGGAAAATATATTATGGAAGACAAAAATTATATTTTAAATTTATTAAATAATATGAGCGTAAATGAGAGAAGTTATTTGCTAACTAATGATTTTGATACAATATGGAGCTATTTATGGAATTATAATACAAATAATTTATATAGAAATGAAGAAAAGTTGTCAAAAATCAAATTTAACAAATTGAAATTTGGCTTTACAAGTATTTTAGAAAGTTACAATTTAAAAGAGTTGGTAGATTTATGTGATAAAAACTATAATGAACCTGAGTGGGGATTTCCTAAAGGTCGCAGAAATTATCACGAAAAAGATATTGTGTGTGGACTACGAGAATTTGAAGAAGAAACAGGATATAAAAAAAGTGATATTGAAATTTTTAATAATATTGTTCCATTTGAAGAAATTTTTACAGGTTCAAATTATAAATCTTATAAGCACAAATATTTTGTTGGTATTATTAGTAATAATACAATTCCATTAGCTAACTTTCAAATTTATGAAATTAGTGAAATTAAGTGGGTTCCTATTGATGAAGTACATAATTATATTAGAGATTATAACTATGAAAAAACAAATATAATAAATGATTTAAATAAATTATTAAAAACATATAGATTATATATATAATATGATTGTCTCTGAAGAAGCGGAACCTAATAAAGACGTCATTAATGATTTACAAGAAGAAGAAAAAGAAGAACAATCAATAGAAGACTCAGCAGAAGAATCAGAGCAAGAAGAGCCATTAGAAGCCTCAGCAGAAGCAACAGAAGAACCAATAGAACCAATAGAACCAATAGAAGAAGATCGAATAGATGAATCGGCAGAAGAAGCAGAACCAGAAATAATGGATGAAGGAGCTGGTAAAAAGAAGGAAGAAGACGAAGAAGACTTGGAAGAAGATGAAGACGACGACGATGACGACGACGATGACGACGACGACGACGATGACGACGACGACGAAGCTGATACTGATACTGGCTTGAATGAAGAGGAAGAAGAAGACGAAGATGAAGATGACGAAGACTCTACTAGTTATAATAGACAACCTTATAAGAAAACGAAAACCAATAATTTAAAATTGGCGCAAATGTTTCAAGAAAATATGAATAAATTAAGCCTAGATAAAAGTGAATTAATAGAGCTAGAACAAAATGTTAAAACCAAGAATGATACAAAATATTTTTTAAATGCAATTGAGTTATTGAATATGAAAGAATTAAATGATTCTTTCGATAAAAATTATAAATTCTTATATCCACATTTAGATGATGAATTTTTCAATATTAAAATAGCACATAAAAAAGAGTTTGCCGAAAATAAATTACAAGTAAATATTGATTCTGATTTTGAAAAATTAAGCAATGAAATATGTGATAAGGATTTTGAGCTAGCGCCATATCAAAAATTCATAAAGAATTTTTTATCATCAAATACACCATATAATGGTTTATTACTTTATCATGGACTAGGCACAGGCAAAACTTGTTCCGCAATAGGTGTTGCTGAAGAAACAAGAAAATATTTAAAATATATGGGTTATAATGAACGAATCATAATAGTAGCCTCTCCAAACGTCCAAGAAAATTTCTATTTACAGTTATTTGATGAACGAAAATTAGAATTTAAAAATAATAACTGGACTATTAATAATTGTGCGGGTCAAAGCATATTAGATGAGATTAATAGCACGCATAAAAATTTAACACGAGAGAAAGTAATAAAAATTATGACAAATATAATAAATAATTATTATTTATTTATGGGCTATACACAGTTTGCAAATCTCATAATAAAGAAATCTAATCCTTCAAATCCTTCAAATCCTTCAAATCCTTCAAATCCTAGTAATCCATTAGACACCACACAAAAAAAGAAGATGGCAGAACGATTACAAAAATTCTTTGACAATAGATTAATAATAATTGATGAATTCCATAATATAAGGCAATCTAAAGACAATAGTAACAAACTGGTTTCAAACGAATTACTTAAGCTTGTTAAAAATGTTAATAATTTAAAATTATTATTTCTATCAGCAACACCAATGTTTAATGATTATAAAGAAATCATATTTTTGATTAATATATTAAATATGAACGATAGGCGTAGCATTGTAGATATTAAAGATATATTTAATAGCGATGGTTCTTTTATAGTAAATAGCAAAGGCGAAGAAGTAGGATTACAATTGTTTAAGCGAAAAATAAATGGTTACATTAGTTATGTGAAAGGAGATAATCCTTTAAGTTTTCCTTTTAGAATTTTACCAAATGATTTTTCGCCATCTAATAGTATAAAAACAAAAACTTATCCACAATTTAAAATTAATGGTACTCCATTAACACAATCAATAGAACTGTTTGATATATACATAAATGAAGGCATCTCTCCATATCAAGAATTTGTATATAATATTATACTAAAAAATAATATGTCAAAATTTGATGAAGACAAACTAAATAATATGGACTCCTTTGGTTATACATTATTACAAAAACCCTTAGAAGCATTAAATATTGTATTTCCAAATAGCAAATTAGAATCGTATTTTGAAGAAAAATTGGCTTATAATGAGCATAATATTACACAATTATTAGAAACACTTAATATGGAAGAAATAAATAGTTTGTTTTCTATTAAAGATGTAATTGGTAAAGCAGGCATTAATAGTCTTATGAGCTATCAAGAAAGTTATGCACCTAAATCAAGGCACAACTATAGTTATAAAGCTAGCACAAGTCCCAATATTTTTGATATTAATAACATTGGTAAATATAGTTACAAAATTAAATCAATAATAGACTCTATTATATATAGTAAGGGTCCTATTATTGTGTATTCACAATTTATTGATGCTGGATTGATTCCAATTGCCTTAACATTAGAGTCTATTGGATTTACAAGATATGGAAGTAATAGATCACTTTTTTTAACACCTCAAAGCGAAGAATTAGATATTGCTAGTTATAAGAAAAAGTCTGAATTAGGTGCTGGTTCTAAATTCCATGGTGCAAAATATATTATTATTAGTGGAAATGAGAATTTGTCTCCTGATGTTGTTGGTGATTTAAAAGCAGCAACAGACTCAAATAATAGTGATGGTAAAAATGTTAAGGTTATTCTCCTTTCGGCGGCAGGAAGTGAGGGTATTGACTTAAAATTTATTAGGCAAGTGCATATTTTAGAACCTTGGTTTAATATAAATAGAATAGAGCAAATTATTGGACGAGCAATAAGAACATGTAGTCATAAAAATATGCCACTAAGTGAACGAAACGTCCAAATATTTATGCACGGCACATTGTTGCATAATAATAATGAGTCAGTCGATTTACTAATTTATAGAAAAGCAGAAGCAAAAGCAAAAGTTATTGGTGCTATTAGTCGTATATTAAAAGAACATTCTATTGATTGTATGCTAAATTACGAGCAACAAAAATTTGATGAAAAACTACTTAATAAAAAATTAACATTAACACTTTCAAATAATGCTTCAATTAGTTATAGCATCGGTGATAAATCATATAGTCCATTATGTGATTATATGGCTGAATGTAGTTATAAATGTAAGCCAGAATTAGAAGACTATAAAACAAAAATGGGATTAACAGGAGACATAGAAGAAAATAATTCTTCTTATAATGAATTTTTTTTACAAACCAACAATGAAGCAATAGTGAAACTAATTAGAGATTTATTTAAAGAAAAATATTTTTGTACTAAAGAATACATTATAAATTATTTAACTAGTTTTAATAATTATTCAACAAATCATATAAATAATGCTTTGGATCAGTTAGTAAATAATGAAAATAGCTATATTACCGATAAATATAATACATTAGGGAAATTAATAAATGTTGAAAATCTTTACATTTTTCAACCGTCACAATTAAATAATGATGCTACTATTTTTGAAAGGTCTAATCCAATACATAATAAACCCGATGGAATAGCATTTGCTCTTCCTGAAACATTTGATGTATTTGATGATAAAACAAAAACAGTATATGTTGACAAAGCCGAAGTTGAAAAGCCGTTAAAGATCGATGACGAGCCTGTAAAAACAAAAGTTGATACAAAAGTTGATACAAAAGTTGATACAAAAGTTGATACAAAAGTTGAACAAACAAAAATTAATTTTACATTATTTGAAGATGACTATTTATCAATTGAACTTATTGATTATGTAAAATCACTTATTATTGAACTTGAAATAAACTATAATTATATTACTAATATACAACCTGACAAACATCAATCACTAGATGATAATAAATATATACATTATGGGTCAATTATTAAACTACTGGAAGCAGAATCAGTTTTAGATTCAAATAGCATAGAAACATTAGCAATTGCTATTTTACTAGATGATTTGAATATTGAAAAAACTACTTTATTAGTGAATTATTTATTAAATAATGGTTATGATTTAAAGGGACTTTCAAACTTTGAAAGTAAATTAGTACATTATTATGAGGAACATTTTATAACGTCTATTGATGGTAAATTGCGAGCACTAATAGTACCACAAAAAAGCGAGTTTAAAAATTATACATTATACATAATAACAAAAAGCAAAGTTCCCCATATTAGTGGTTCTAATATACTATTAACATTAGGACAATCTGAAGACTATGATGATTTTGCTGAAACTATTGTTAAGAAAAAGGTTGCGTCACTAGACCATGCGCAATCAATCGGGTTTTTGGCATTGGCAAACAAAAACAAACAAGACTATATTACATATTTCAAAATAAAAAGTGGCACAAACAAAGGTGCTCGTTGTAGTCAAGCAGGAAAAGCGCATAGTGAAAAAATATTTGTTGCTATTGGAGTTTCTAATAGTATTATTCAAAAATTAAAAAAATATAATCAAATTGCTTTTTGTAATGCTTTGGAAATTTATTTTAGATATTATGATTACATTAAAAAAGATAATAAGCGTTGGTTTTTCAACTTAGTTCAATCTTTAATTAACAACTTTAGCTAATTTATTTTGTTATTTTGTATATATAAAATTTGTTATTTTGTATATATAAAAAATTAATATTATTATATATAATTGAATAAATATTAAATATAAAAATCTTATTATATACCAAGATGTCTAAATCAGTAAACAAAAAATATTCGTTGAAACAAGATAAAGACAAATCCATAAATGGAAAAACTAATACCTCTAATTTACATATATATATACGTTCATTATTGACGCAAAAAATTGTCTTAAACTATAATGAAGTAAATTCTGATTTATTTAACACATTAGAAGTTAGATTAAAACAATTTAATGAGGGAAAATGTATTAAAGATGGTTATGTTAAAAATAATAGTGTGAAATTGTTAACATATTCAGGTGGAGAATTATTTTCAAATAAATTAGTGTTTGAATGCGTATTTGAGTGTTTGATTACAAATCCAGTAGAGTCTATGATATTAAATTGTGAGGCAAAATCTATTACAAAAGTTGGTGTGCGTGCTGAACTAGTAAGTGATGATAATATTAGTCCATATATTATTTTTATAGCACGCGACCATCATTATAATAATGAAATGTTTTCGCAAATTAAAGAAAATGATATGTTACAAGTTAGAGTATTGGGACAGCGTTATGAATTAAATGATAAATTTATTAGTGTAATTGCTGAATTAATTGCTATTAATAATTATGGGACACTTAAAAAAGAGCTAGAAAGCGATTATGGATTAGAAGTTGAAGACACGCTAGATTCTGCTATGGAACAAACTGGAGGTGAAACTAAAATTAAGTTAAAAACAAAAAAAAGTGGTCAAAGAGTAAAAAAAAATATGGCTTAGTTTTAAACTGTCTCATTAATTACTAAATAATTTGGTATGCTTGATTTAAAAAATGTACGAACAATTAAAAATACAGCCATTATATTTGCTATCCAACACCACAAAGACCCCCTTGTTTTAGTTTTGTAATAAGTATAATAAATCGCAAGAAAAACTATTACATGTATAGCAAATAAAATATATTTTTTAATATATAATAATATTACTAAAAGAAATGTTAACCATGTAAAAGTATATAGTGGTATTACCTTAAGCCAATTCCATGCCAAATGGCCGTTTTCTGCTTGTGTCATTGAAAAATCAACATTTAATAAAACACCAGAAATGAAGAAAAATAGTATATATAATATTATTAGTGATGCTTTTACTTTGAATTTAACATTATTTGGTATTAATATAAATAAAATAGGTTGTAGTGCTATTAAAAATAATCCTAGCTGTGATAATAATCTATTTATTTTTTTATTATTCAAATGTTTCCAAGTAAAATATTCTACTAATTGTATTGAAATAAACGAATAGTAAAATAAATACTCATAACCATTGATTACATTATTAAAATAAGCAAAGTTTATTCCAAATAAACTAAATAAAAAAGTGTTTAATGATACTGTTTCATTCCAACACATATTAATTTATTATATATAAATTATAAAATATAATATTGCTTAGTTTTAAGCTTTATCATTAATTTATAATATATATATAAATTATAAAACTTTATAAATAAATTATAAAATTATGTACCTTATTTAATACTATTTAAAGCTATTTAACGACATACTATTAGAAATAATAATGGATTCGCTTGAAGAAAATAATATACACCCTAATGAATTAGATAAACTATGTAAAACTATTGAACCTCTTGATAAAATACATCATATTGAAATAGCTAAAATATTAAAACTAAACAATATATATTTAAATGAAAATAATAATGGCATTTTTGTAAATCTTAACAAAATATCACTTAGTACATACAATTCTATATTAAGCTATATTAATTTTGTTAAGAAACAAGAAACATATATTAATAAAGATGAAAAATTGAAAAAGGATTTGGAAACAACTTATTTTAAAGATAATAAAGATAATATTACTAACATTGTAAGTAATGTTGTTCACTAAACAGCTATTAAATGCGCCTATTAAATTAGAGGATTTGGAAAGCTATATGTTATATGGCTTAAATGCAAATTCAGCAAATTCAACGAGTTCAACAAATTCAACAAATTCAACAAATTCAACAAATTTAGCTACTTCAACTACTTCAGCAAATTATAATAAAAAATATAATATGTCAATCATTCCTAATATTCCGCTAAGTAGAATAAAAGTAGACTATAGTAAAAAATATAGTAAATACAATGAACCATTTAAGATTACTAATCATAAAAATTTTCAGGATAAATTATTTTGGTTATTTTACAAGCTAATTAATAATTTTGATGATAGTGATTTAGAAATGCTAAATTCTTTTAGTGTTATGAAAGAGTTTAAATTTGGTGTTGTTGAAAAATTGCGAAGTCAAAAAAATAGCTTAAAACATTTCAAAATAAGTAAATCATTTGTAGAAGACGATTTAACAAATAATGAAAAAATCAGTTTTAAAACATTTCATGCCTTATGTATATTACATTTAATAAATGTAATAATTTTACGTTCCAATAATAGTTATTGTGTTTTATGTTGTAATAATGATGAAAAAGTTTATAATTTACAAAATTATAAGGTCTTAAAACTATCAAATGAAAAAATGAGCGCGCAGTTTAATAATTTTGATGTGGAATTACTAAATGGTTCAATCAGCGAAGAAGAATTACAAAGTTATTTATCTAGTTATTTTCATATTGAAAATATTGAAAAACCATTAAAAGCTTTTTCAAGCTATAAGCTGGACGACTTAATAAAAATAGCAGAACAATTACAAATTTCTATATATGATGAAAATGGAAAAAAAAGGAAAAAGCAGGACTACTATGAAAAGATTGTAGTTAAATTAGCTTAATATATTATTCAATATCAACATGAGTAATCATATGTCTTCGGCAACAACTTTTTTTTAAATTAAGCAAATCAAGCACTTCTCCTTCTGGTGTTTTATCCATAAAATCTTTTGTTAAATATACTACTTTATCAACTTCTAGTGATTTATCAATTTTTCGTTTTTGAACTTCGCGTTGATAATATCTATATTTATTACCTAATACTTTGCCGCATGTAAAACATTTAACTGGAATAATCATAGTAAACTATTATTTTATAATATATATAAATAATAGTTTTATATTTCAATTTTTATAAATAATATATACCAATAACTATGAAAATATGCATTATACTATTATAGTATTATACTATTATAGTATTATACTATTATAGTATTATACTATTTATTGTATAATAAGATTAGTAGTTTTATTTTCTTTTTCTTTTTCTTTTTCTTGTTTCTCTTCAAATCCTTCATAAACAGCAAATCTGTTTAATTTTGATGGTTCATTTGATGTCATATTAATGTTAAAGTAGCTTAAAATTATTATACTTAGTAGTACAGCAAATATAATAAAAATTATTGTTTGTGTCATCTTACCAAATCTACTTGCCATAGTAGTATTATATATATAAACTATAAAATATATTATTATAAACTATAAAATATATTATTATAAACTATAAAATATATTATTATAAACTATAAAATATATTATACTATATTTATTATAAAATTGAATTGTTATAATTTTATAACTCTATTTTATAAAATTATCTATGATTCAACATCAAGATTGGCATAGCATTAAATTTACTAGTGCTATACCAAGCACTAATACTAAGAAGGTTGCTTTTAATAAACAACATGTTCCCGAGACTATAGTTAATGATGTTCCTAAACAATTGGGACAATTAATCTCTCAAGCCAGATTAACTCAATTAAAAAATCAAAAGGAATTTGCGGCACTTATTGGAGTATCTCCAATATTGTTAGCACGATGGGAAGCAAATAAAGAAGCACCTAATAATGCACAAATTGCTAATATTGAAAAGCTTACTAAGGTTAAACTTCCTAGGTGCCAAAAAACAGTTGTTAATGAGTAATAAAACTTATTTCCAAGTTTCTTAGGTTATTAGGTTATTAGATTATTATGTTTTTAGGTTCTTAGTGTATTATTTTTTTTGGTTTTTTCTGGCTTTTTGGTTTTTTTTCTTTTTTACCCTTTTTTCCTTTATTACGTAATGTTTTACGACCTTGTCCTAACTTTTTTTCTTTTTCTAGTGCTATTAATCTTAATAATTGTGTATATATTATTTCAGCTATATTAGTTGGAAGATATTCACTAGTTGTTGAAATATTAAATGGCAGTGCTAAGTTGATTTCATTAGTCTTAGGTAAAATATCAAGTTCATTAGGAATAACAGTAACATGATCTGAATATAAATCATCATCATTAATATCATATTTAACATTAAATTTATATAATGCTTTTAGTAATTGGTTATACAACTTATTTTTGTTGAGTGCTCTATATTTTTGTTCTAATTTTTTATCTCTTTCTTGAACTGTTCCACTAATATTCTTACTAATATTTTTAGTATGAACTTCAGTAAATTCTATGAACGCATCTTTAAACGTTTTAATCTTAAATACTTTAGCATTATACATAAATATGTGAGTATCATATAGAGGTTTAGTTAATGGTGTACCTTTAAAGTCACTTAAACTTTCTACAACATTTTGTTTGTCGACTTTAGCAAATGTATTATGGTTCATGGCTTCATAATAATGTTCCATTCTACCAATATTTTTCTTCTTTTCTTTAGTATCTTTTTTTTTACTACTATCTAATAGTGAAGCTATAATCGACTCAATACTAAGTGGTTGAATAATATTAGGTCTTGGATGAGGACTATTTGGTCTCGGTTGAGGAACAATAGTTGCTAATAGTTTGTCTAAAGCTTTCTCGTCACTAGAAACAGAATCGTGTGTTGGAAGCAGTTTAGCGAAACAAAACTGTGGGCTATTTAAGGCTAAACACGCTTGTTGACTAGTTTCTTCTGTGCTAATAAATTTTGGCCTAAGTTCTTCAATGCTATATAATTTTGGGCTGCCTTGCCTAACTAATTTCTCAGCAATAGCATATGATTCTGTAAAACCTCTAACTAAGGTTAGTAAATCGTCTTCTTCCAAACACGCTATTATATAAATACGTATTACACAATTTGACTTATAATATGTATTACAATGTGTTTGAATAACTTCTAAAGCTTCGCTCAGCAAAATTGGACCACATTTATTAATATTGGTATTAGTAGCTGGATTATATTTGTAACCTCTTAATTGTTCTTTATAATAGTTGCTGTATTTTGTATCACAATCATAGGCTTCTGCATGTTCCTTCAATAATATTGAACTACATTCACAATCTTTAGTATTTTTAGCACCAATATCATATATAACTTCTTTTCCTAGTGAATCGGTTTTTCTAAGTGCTTCTGGAATACAATGTAATATACCCGTATAAAATCCTACCGGAAAATTACGTTCGGGTGTTAAAAGCAGTTCAGGAAATTTGTTTGCTTCTCCACGTTGATGACTAAACTTAAAAACAGGATTAATAGATTTTCTTAGTGTTAATTTATGTTTATCTGGATATATATTACATAAAAAATCTGCCTCTGCTTCATAAGCGGCTACACAATTACCTAAATTAGCAAATGTATATAGTTCCACATTTTTTGGTATAGTAATAGCATGATACTTTTTTGTTATTAATGCACTATCACTATATCCAAACTGACTTGTAAGTATAGTTCCGTGCGCATTAATAATGTATGTTGCTGTTGATTCTTCAAATTTTTGAGATTGCTTCATATTATATTATTATGTTATAATAATATAATATATAAACATTATTATTTTACAATGGAAGCAATTTGTAGCCATCACTCGTCTTTGTTATTCTAAATTCGCTGTTTAAATTGTGAATTTTATTATGACAAACTTCACATATATTTATTAAATTGGCTTTATGGTTTTTATTAAATTCGCCATTAATAATTCCATTTTTCGCATTTTTCTGATATTGTAAATGGTGGACTTCTGTTCCTTCAATATTATTACATAATTCACACATTCCGCGCAATTTATTTGCATTATAATGACTTTTTTTTGCCTCTAATACACTAGTAGAACTATGCGTTTTATTATATTTATTTCGAATAGCATATGCCCGTTCAATAAAATCGTCAGGTAAAGCCAGAGATTTACATACTTCTAGTCCATACATAGATTCACCATGTCCATGTCTCAACTTTCTATCATATATTAATGTGTTTTTTTCACGGTCAAATAATACACACATATGATAGGCATCAAGTTTGTCAAGATTTTTAATTTCTTCATATTCCATTATTTCGTGAAAATGTGTCGCAAATAAGAAGGTGCTTTGTATAAAGTGTAATCTCTCTAAACTCGCTACAAAAATACTTAATGCTGATGTAGTTTCTGTTCCGCTACATAATTCATCACCCAAAATAATACTGTTACTATTAGCATTTTTCATAATTGTTCGTAATTCACACATTTCTACAGCAAATGTAGAGAGACCTTTAAAAATATTGTCATTACCCAAAATACGCGTAAATAAATATTCGTATGGATAATATGTAAATTCTTCGCATGGAACATACATTCCAGCTTGAGCCATTATAATGGCTATTCCAATTGACTTAATAAAACTTGTTTTTCCAACAGCATTTGTGCCGTATAATAAAATTCCATGTTTGCTTGTTCCTAGTTCTAAATCGTTTGTTACATATAATTCATGAGCATTTAAATGCTCTATTAAACAATGTCTAAGCTTTTTAAAACTAACATATGACTTTGTTAATAACATAGGGTCGTTTGCAATACGCGGCTTACAATAATTATATTTTAACGCATTATAAGCTTTTACATAACATACATCGCTTAGTGCTACAAATTGAGAGATTGACCCAAGTAATGAACTATGTTTGTTTGTATTTTCTAAAGCATCATCGTTATTAGCTTTATAAAAACTAGCTGATAAATTATTGAACTCTCCAATAATAGATTTATAAGTAGCGCCTAGTTCTTCAATTAGCCAATCTCTTGAGTTTTGTATAGCATGAGTTAAATTGCTAATTTGGCTTGATATTATTACATTATTACTATTATTTGAACCATGGCTTTTAAAATCAATAAGTGTTAAGTCCAGTTCAATAATTTCATTGGTTTTGCTATATTTTGAATTATAACATATACTATACTTTGGTCCAGACTTGTCAATAAGGTTGTCAATTAGTGTTTTTAATAATACTGACCGACGTTTTGTAATAATTAATAGCGCATCGCTTTTGGTTGTTTCATGAATTTTAACATAATTATATGCTAATATTGAAGCACCACTCTCACCCAAATCATTATTTGTTTTTGGATTAGCAAGCAAATCACTATTTTGAACGGGAGTTACTTCGTCGTCGTCCTCATCCTTTTCTTTGTTAACTAGTGTCTTTTTAGCATTTTTCGCCTTGGCACTTTTTGTTGTTACTGAGGCACTAGGTCCAGTCTTTTGTTTCTCATAATCTCTCAACAATTCACATAAAAATTTGACAATTGCATCTAATTGTTCTTGTGAATCAAAACAACTTTTAAATAGTTTATCTAATTTTTTATTATAAGTTTTATTAATAAAGTCAAGCTCACATAGGCTATAACTAACAAACTTATCACAAGTAATGGAAGCAAGTTTATTCAAATCAAACACTTTTTCAATATAGCTATTGAGATAGTTAATGCCAGCACAAATGTCGCAATTTACTAGACTACTAATATATGAATAAAGTAAACTATTAGATTTAGAAGTTCTAATTTTTTCATATAATATTGAAATGTTAGAGAGATTAGCATACAATGTTCCAAAGTCTTTTGGGTCTAACTTATACATATTAAGTTTTCGCTCAAACTTCTCAATATCTCTCACATTTAATAAATAAATGCTAATAATTTTATAAAATTTTGTGTCTATTAATTCTTGTGTTACATCATAACTTGCATTTAAACTAGCAATATTATTTATTGGATGTAATAAATCATAGGCAAATTTGCGCCGCCCTGCGTTTGTAATTGTGTTATTTAAAAAATTAGCTACACATCCTAATTTGCCATTATAGCGCTGGTCGCTAATCATATTTAATTGTTTGAGAGAATGATTTGCTAAAATTAATTGATTGTTAATATTTTCAAAATGCGGATAGTCGATTGCCTTAATTAATGCTGGATTGTGTTTTTCAATAAACACTAACAAAAAACACAAGCTTTGATTGGCTACGCTGTAATTTTGAAATTCAGATTTGCCTCTATAAGAACCTACACCATATATTTTATCTATTAATGTTTCTTGATATAACTGTTTTTCACAATTTTTGGCAATCGTCTCAAAGCTAGTTATATTTGTATTTGTATTTGTATTTGTATTTGTATTTGTATCTTCGTCCTCTAATAAATAAACCTTGTGAATCTTTGCCGAATTAATATTTGCGTAACTAATAACATCATCAATAAAATGACTATTTTGACTATTTTGACTATTTTGACTATTTTGACTATTTTGACTATTTTGACTATTATGACTATTTTTATTAGTAATAATAATTAGTTCGCATGGATTATAAATAGAAATGTATTTTTCCAGTTGGTCATATGTTGTTGGGCTATTGCTATAATTAATAGAGTATTCATAGCTTACAAGCTTTCCTGTAATAATGTCTATTAATGTTAATCCAAGCGTAAGCATGTCTTCTTTAACAATTCTGTTTTTTTTGCTATAGTGTATCCATATACACATTGTATTATTGCTTAAAGATTCATTTGCTCCGCCTTGACTATAATAGTCATTGTTATCAAAATATGTTCCAGGCGAATATATACATCCCAAACTGCGAGTAGTTTTAGAAGCTTGCTTATCTTGAATATACACAACTATTGTGTATCCATGAAGCAACATTTTTCTAACATATTTGTCTAATTGAGTTACTCCAAATCCAGCCATTACAATATTTTGTTCATCAACACAAGTATTTTTATTAGCAATTATCATATCATTAATTTGTGTAAAATCTAGAATATCACTTCCTTCATAAACACCTTCTGCCTTTTTTATAGCATAACATTCGTAAAAACTACCCACCTCCATTAAAACTAATGTTTTTGTGCCGTAAAGTACTTTATAGTGTTTTGTATATTCTAAATATTCTTTTACCAATGTCATAAGATTATTTTATTGATTATCATAATAATTAATAAAATAGCTTTAAATGTTATTGCTTTAAATGTTAAATATTAAATCATTTAAAACGTCCATTTTTTCTATAACGAAAAAACAATGTTAATAGTGCCAAATTTATTATCATACTAACCATGCCTGCCACAATTAGTGAAATATCAAATATAAAATACCCATGTAGCAACCAAAGCAAATTAGTTAGTAAAATGAGTGATAAAGAATACAATGATAAATCTTTTACACTTTTTGTTATATATGTTTAGTATAATTGGGGAAATAATTGGATTGAGTTTACTATTGGTGCTAATGTTGCTATAATAAATGGTATCATTATATATTAACTTTATAAATATTATTACCTAACATATTTAGTTACTTTAGCAAATGAATCTAATACAAATAATATAAATATTCCTAAAAATAAATATAATATTAATTCTTCTGTAATATAATTTGTTTTTTCATTATGTTGTTCTTCTAACAAATGAATTATATATTCTAGTTTGGATAAGAGTTTGTTATTATCATAATTTAGTGAACTACTAGCTTGTGAAGACGGATTATATTTTAAATTATAACTATCATTAAAATTAGAGAAGTCACCAGTTTTTGCTATATTTCCTAATAAGCTAGAATTAAATGAATTGTTATTTGATATAGGATTTTGTCTTAGTCCTTGATTGGGAGTTTGTCCTAATACTTCACTTTGTGCGTTATTTAATTCATTGTTATTAAAAAATACATTATGTGGTATATTGTTTCCAGATTGTCTCATTTTTTGAATCTTCTCTAGTTCGCTATTTAAACTATTTGTTAATGATTTGCTAATACTGTCATCTATGACATTTGCGCTATAGTTATTATTATTACTATATTCCTCGTCTTCTTCATTATTTTCATGTATCTTAGACATTAAATTTCCTAAAGTAGTTATTTTATCCTTTGCTAACTCACTATTTTTTGTGTTAGGATTAGTAGTACTACTAAATTCAACAGATTTTTTATTTTTCAAAGTTTTATTAGAATTTTTAGTTAATTTGGATTCTAATAAATTAGAATTTTCAAGATCAAGTGGAGCCGGATTTAGTTGAATCATATTATTATATTGTTATAAAAAAATAAGATTATATTATTCTCAAAAACTACTAAATAACTCTATTAATAAATATAATAGAATTATTTAGTAAATAACACTATTATATTAATATTTTATTAATATAACAATACTATTTTAAATAATGTTTAAAATGTTAGAAAAATTGAATGAACAATTCAACGTATATTTAAAAAAATATAACTATCTTGCTATGTTAAGTGATTTAAACAAAGATTTAAATAATAATAAACTGCTTGCTGGTATATGTATGATTGCTATGAATATTGGCTCACGATATATTGAATTAAAATTAACAAAAGGTCAAGAACTATTGTTAAAAAATATTGCTCGCGAAGTCCTAATTTTTACAATAGCTTTTATTAATACAAAAGATATTCTTAGTTCTATTATTATTACTATTATTTTTATAATATGTGCAAACTATTTGTTTAATGAAGAATCAAAATATAGTATATTACCAAACAAATATAAACAATTATCTCAAACAACTGCTAATAATGATAAAATTGTTAGTGAATACGAAATTAACAATGCGTATGAAACACTAAAGAAAGCTAAACAGCAAATTAGTAATTATAATAAATTAAATATAATTGAATCTTTTAATAATGTTAGTTATTTTTAATATTAATATTTATATAATATAGTTTAAATAACACTATGCCACCAAAAAAATTAAAGAAAACTTCTGAAGAGGGCTATGAAGTCAATATTGAGTTAAAAGATCAACTCAATAATGTTTTTTATATTGATAATGTTAATGATTCACATTCTATAATGTTAAAAGATGCCTTATTTATCAATACTGAAGCGAGAGCAGTAGAGGAAGCAGAAAATACTGCTGAATCAAGAGTTCCTAAACTATCTACCCCACAAGGCGCAACACATGAACATGTAGCTCAAGCACGAGCAGCAAGAGATGCAGAAGTTGAAAAACTAATGAAAGAACAATTGACAGATAATACTAAAAAAATAATCACTATTTATAGAGATATTTATTATCTTGATAATACAGTTATTCAAGATCTTAAAACAATTTTTAAAAAACATATTGATAAAAAATCAGTTTCTGGTGACGTAAAAAGCAGATATGATGTTGATTATAATGATACACGAGAACCAGTAAGTATTGAAGCTGTAGAAACACTAATGAAAAATACAACCCAGTTGTCAGAACTTCATAAAATTTTTACGAATGAAGACTATTCTAAATCAATTAAAGATAATTTAATACATTTTAACTCGGGAACTAATAGTAGAGTAAAACAACTAAATAGTAGAGATGCTATTACTAGATATATAGTAGATTATCACAAATATATTAATAATAGTAAGAAAACATCTGATTTTGATGATGATGAAAAAATGGATGCCTTAATGTTTTATAATGTAATGTATTTGCTGAAAAATATATATTTGAAAAAACAAACAATTTTAACAAATATTCAAGGAGAACAGTATTATGTTGATGAAATATTATTTTATGATTTACCATACATTCATATGGTTAAAAAAGACTATGATAAGCCAAAAAAAATAAATGTTTACTTAAGAATTAAAACTATTCCTATTATTGATATTCCAATAATTAAAATTCACTATATAGTTGACGATTTAGAACTTCAAAGTCTAAAATTAAGTGCGCCTCGCGAATTTAAACCAGGTGACTTGGATAAAGATTTTGCCAAATATAGTACTATGTATATATTTGATAAGTTTAAATATAAACAAGAAACTGACAGCATGACAGCATTTTTTAATAGTTTAAAAAGTGAGAAAAGAATAGATAAAATACAAGAATTATTTTTCAATGCTGATATTGTAAATAAATATAAAAAAAGATATAACGAACAACATAAGAGACAAAAAAAAGAGAGTGAGAGTGAAACAGATGACACTATAAAATATAACAATATAAATGCAAATATTTTGTATTTGCTTCGTCAAAATTTTAATTTAATAGACAATAAAATTTCAATTGACAACACTTCTATAGATGATACATATATTGCTTATAATATTTCAACTGTAGAAGTACAAAAAGACGGTCGTAATCAACCTAGTGTAGCACTTAAATATCATAGTATTATGACAAATAAAAACTATGAAAACTATGATAATCCAAAAAAGGAAGATATAATAAAAACTATTATAGCTGAGCATTTAAAAAGATATAATGTAAACTATAGTGACAACAATTTTTTTTATACAGACGATAGAACAGATGAACGCTTACGTGGAAAAGTTTATAATATTATTGTTATTTTTAGAACATTTAAGCAAGGTAGTTCTAAAAAATCACCATCGCTAATGAGACGTTATATTGGTGATGAATGTTTATCAAATGCTGTAACATTAGATAGTATATTTTCAAAACTATTTTATAGAACTATTGGTCTTCCTGATAAATATTTATATGACAAGCTTGCTGGACTAGCTAATAGAAGTATCGCTAAAAGCGACACTAAGGGAGACACTAAAGGTGACACTAAAAGTAGTACACCTCTTGTTCCTAATATTCCTGGTCTTCCTAATATTCCTATTCCAACAAAAGGAGGTAAAAAACATAATACAAAAAAGTTTAGGGCAAAAAAACACAATACAAGAAAATATAGGAAAAATAAGTTTAGAACAAAAAAAGTTAGGGCTAAGCTATTTTAACTATATTAACTATTCTAAAAAATAATAATTATATATATTATAAATGCCTAAACTCGATCACGTAATAATAAGACCAAATCTTCGCGCTATTAAAAACGTTTTACCTATAGTTGCTATTTCAAAATTTGTTAAAAAACCTATAAATCTTATATATTTAGCACTTGTTTTAATATTGTTATATGTTATTGTTTATTATGTTTTACCGTCAAATAATTTATTTAAAGAAAATTTTGAAAACGCAAATGTTGATTCTATGTTGTCTGATAACTCAACAAAACTTGTATATTTTTATATGAACGGTTGCGGTCATTGTAAAAATTTTACACCAATTTGGGATGAATTTTGTTCGGCAAATTCTAGTTCTATTAAAACATATAAATTCGAACAGTCACAAGTTCAAGAACAAATCAGTTCTTATTCTATTTCCGGCTTTCCAACAATTTTGCTATTAGATGAAAATAATGCTAAAATAGATGAATATAACGGACAACGAACGGTCGAAGCACTTACTAGCTATGTTAATAGTCGCACTTAAAAAATGTATATAACTTTTATATTAACTATTTTTTATAAAAAAATATAATAAAATATAATAAAATAAAATAAAAAAGTTAATTTATATATAATATGGTATGTAAAATATATAAAACGTGCGACCATGTTCCTTGTGGAGCCACTATGAATAAATGTACTCCTTCTTATTGTTATCCTAATGGTTCAAAAAATTGGAATTATTGTAATATGTCAAATTGGAAACCTCGTCGTTATAAAAAGTATAAATCAAAATGTAGCGATGAAAGTAAATGTATTTTAAAAAAAACTAAAAAATTCAATAATAGTGTTGACGCACTTACATTACATAATAAAATGCCATATATATGGCGGTTTTTAAAACCACAAACACGCAAACATATGGTCCAATTAGCAAAAAAACCCGTTAAGGTTATAAATATACCTTTTACTATTTTTCCACATACTAAGAAAACCAAGACAGACTCGCAATTTATTAAAAGTATGACTAAAAAAAAGAGAGCACGGTTTTATAAATTGCGAAAACGCTATAAAACTATATAACTTTGCTAATAAAAATTGATAAGCTAATTAATATTATTGGTTTTTACATAATAATATTAATTTATACTTCATAATAGTAACATGCTTGTTAAATTAAATGATTTAATTTTGGTAAAAATTGTATCGCGACCATCAAAAGTATGTAAAACTCCATATGTTGCTGACGTACAACTTGAAGATGGAACAATCGTTCAAGCTCATTGTGCTTCTCTCGGTTGCTGTGGACTATGTGAAAAAGATTGCTATGTTTATGCATCACCTATGAAGTCTAATTGTGTTCAATCAAAATCTAAAGTTTGTTCTTATAAAATTTATTTGTCTAATTTTTGTGAAGAAAAAGTTATTGCTAATCAACACATTAGTAATAAACAACTTATTGGAATCGATCCTAAACTAGCCGAAACATTGGTTGAAAATGCACTAACACAAAATTATTTAAAAACATTAACACACATTAAGACCTATAAACGCGAAGTTTGTTTACTTAATTCACGGTTTGATTTTGCAGGAATTGATGAGAACGGGAAGTATTTTGTATTAGAAGTTAAAAATGTTCCATTAGCTGATTACGCCGATGTGTCTAGCACAGAACGCAAAAAGATGGTTAAAAACGGTGACTTTGCTAATTTAGATATTAATAAAAAAATCTCATATTTTCCTGATGGCTACAGGAAAAAGAAAGGCGAGGTTGTAAGCGAACGCGCATTAAAACATATTAATGAATTGGCTGAAATTAGTCATTCAAAAATCATTAGACCAATTATTTGTTTTGTTATTCAACGAACTGATGTTTCCAGTTTTCAAGCTTCACTATTAGACCCAATTTATAAGGCGGCTTTTAATGATGCTATAAGTCAAGGTGTAGAAGTTATTGTATTGGTTGTTTCGTGGAATACGCAAGGAGAAGCTAGTTTTGTAACTTGTGAGTTGCCAGTAAATTATTAAGCATTACTTAAATGTTATTTAAGTAATACTTAAATAACACTTAAATGTTAATAAACATTAGTACACATTATTATTATAACTTTTTTTTATAAAATTGATATAACATTTTTTTATTATAAAAATAACAATTTATAATTAATTAACACTATGGACTATAGTCAATTATCAAAAGAACTAACAAGCAAATTATCAAAAACACTAAAACAAAGCGGAGGCATATATTTTACACCTCCTTCTGTTATAGCAGACAACATAAAGTTACTAGAACCATATATGAACAATATTAAGTCTGTATTAGAACCTTCGTGTGGTTCGTGTGAATATATTAACGCATTATTAAAGAATTATAAGCATTTACAAATCACAGGGCTAGAATTAAACAGCACAATATATGACTCCATTAAAGACCTAAATTGTGCCAATGTAAAATTATATAACAGCGACTATTTAAAATATGAGACTAGCGAAACTTATGATTTAATTATTGGTAATCCACCTTATTTTGTGATGAAAAAAGAAAATGTTGCTAAAAATTATTATAAGTATTTTGAAGGGAGACCTAATATTTTCATATTATTTATTATTAAATCTATAACATTAGTAAAAGAAAACGGGCTAATAAGTTTTGTATTACCTAAAAACTTTTTGAGTTGTTTATATTATGATAAAACAAGAAGCTATATTAACTCGTTATTTGAAATTTTAACTATTGTTGAATGTGTTAAGGCGCATTATATTGAAACCCAACAACCCACAATATTATTAATTATTAGAAAGCGGGCTTTAGCTGGCGCTTTAAATTGCGATTTAAATATTATAAATAATGACTTAAAGCCCATTACGAACCCCGATTTTGTATTAACATACTCTAACTATACGCTATTTGCTAGTAAAACTAATTGTAGCAAGTTGAAAAATTTACTTCTAAATTGTTCTTCATTAGAACAATTAGGATTTAAAGTTAGTGTAGGGACAGTAGTATGGAATCAATGTAAAGATTTGCTTACCACTGATAGCTCATATACACGCTTATTATATAGCTCGTGTATTGAAAATAATAGTCTATGTCTTCAAAATTCTAAAAATGGTGAAAAGAAAAATTATATTAAGAAAAAAGGTCTCAAGCATCCTATGCTTGTTGTAAATCGGGGTTATGGTGTAGGAAACTATAAGTTTAATTATTGTTTAATCAATACAGACTATGACTATTTAGTAGAAAATCATTTAATAACAATTGAATATACTAAAACGCAGGACTTATCTAAAGAAGACTTGTTAAAACACTATCAAAAAATTATTGCCTCTTTAGAAAATAGTAAAACTAGCGAATTTGTGGAACTCTATTTTGGTAATAGTGCTATTAATAGCAGTGAATTAAGCAAAATTGTGCCTATTTACTTAAATCAACCCGAAGATATTTGAAAAGCAGGAAGTGCGATTCCGTTTCCATTCTTCCATCGTATTAAAGCATAGATTTTTTTTCCGCTTTTACTAATACATTCATAGCTATTTGAATGTTTAATTACATCTATTAACATATAATCGTCGCTATTAATAATTTGCTTTATAAATGTATTGTTTGTATAAAGCATATAAATCTTGTTTGCTTGTGACGTTTGTAAATAATTAGATAACATAGCAATGTTTAGTTCGTTGGACTTAATAAATTCACATATGCTTATGCTAGACAATTCTTTAGCATAATTATAAAAGTCTATATGTTCTTGATTACCCGTAAATTTACTACTAGAGCGACAACCTTTATAATATAAGTCTTGATAATGAGTCATACATTTTGGCTTATTACTATGAACGTGTTTCAAATATTCTTCTTTAGGTGGCATTTTCAAATTACCCTTAAGCGCCAATTTAGTAAGATAGTTAGTATAATAAAATTCTTCATAACTAGAACTTAAATAGCGGCTCGGTTTCATAGGCGAAACAAATTGTGGTGCTTTGTCTAGCGATGACGCATTAAATTTAAATTCGACTTTATATTCATCATAAGTGTCTTGAGTATAATATAGTTTAATTAAGAAATCATAATTATTTGCGCGTCCTGCCTTGTTTTTACAGTCAACTTTAATATAACATTTAGTGCTTAAGCTATTAATATAGTTGCTAAGATTGTATTTCATAGTTAGCCATTTTGCCAAAACAAAGTAATTTTCAGGAACTTTATTGTTTATTAATGCTCCAATAATATGCTCACGTAGCTTATTATTTTTATCATTGCTACATCTTGACGACACATTAAAGGCATTAATACTTTTTACACTAAGAATCACTTTATTATAAGTAAATGGGCTAAATGGTTTTAGTCCAAATAACGATTTTAAATTGTTTAGTGATGAACAAGACATAATGTTGTTAACTCTTAAGTTTATAACTCTTAAGTTTATAAATTAGTAATACTCAATTTTTTTATATGAAAACGAATATATATATTAAAAGCATTTAAAAACAAAAAATTAAAAATTATGATTACTATGTTTAACATTATAGCATTAACATTAGCATCAGCATATGCTTTACCATCAATTAATAAAGTTTATAGTGTAGTGCTTGTATTTCCATTATTAGGTAATCAAAATATTGAATTTGAACGATTAAAGAAAAATACTTCCCAAGTTAGATTAAGTGGATTAATTAATTGTAAAGGTTATATTTATAATGATGCTAACTATGAAAAAAAAACGTGTATGAACTACGAGTTAGACAACTCTCTTAAAAATATTATGAATAAATATAGATGTTCAATTGAAGCACCATATTATGATGCTAACAACGATATAATTTTATTTGTATTAAAAATAAACATGCTTGGATTAACAAAAAGTGTTAAATTGCTTAGTGTTGTCTAAAGTTATTAGTCCAATTCTACATCCATACATTTAGCATAATGATTATTAATAAGCTCTGCTTTTATAGCATAATTAGTGTGTTCTTCTTCGCTCAAATCTTTCCACCTTTAACCCAATTGAGTCATCAAATCAAGGTCAAGTTTAGAAGACGGACTACCAAGGTTTATTTTCCATATTTTCAGCAACCTTAATCTTACGCACATACAAAATATAACTACTAATAACATTATAAGGCATAGTTATTTCTTCTTTCTTCTTTCTATATTAAATAAGAAATAGCAATGTTAGTATTCAATTTTTTGTGACCCTAAAGCATTTATAAAAATTATTTAAAGTTATATAAAAAGTTTTTATAGATGAAGTATGTCTACACATAATACATACAAATATGTTGTTCTTATTACATGTAATGTAATAAATGTTATTTATCATTTACCTCAAATTATAAAAACATATAAGACACAATCTGTAACAGACTTTGATCCTTATTATTTATTTTTAGGCAATCTTCATAGTTTTTGTTGGGTGTTATATGGAATAGAAGATAATAATGGACTAATGATATTTAATAGCTGTGTTTCAATGTTTTCTATTTCTTTTGTAAGTTATTATAAAGTTCGCAATTATATTAGAGAACGTAATAGCCTTAAAAGCATTAAAGAAAGTAGAGTTGATGTTATTACTGTAACTTGTGAATAAAGAAACTTTTATATTATATACTATTTTATTATATTATATATAATAGTATATGGAAGTAACTAATATTATTAATGAAATAATATCCGGATTTACAATTGCTTTAGTGTTAATTCCAGAAAGTATTGCATTTTCATTATTATTAGGGTTTCCTCCGTCAGTAGGATTAATTTCTAGTGCAATTATGTCATCAATAACCTCACTATTTGGAGGCTGCCCCACTCTTATATCTGGAGCTACTGGAGCAATAGCAACATCGTTGCTTGGTGTAAAAACATTATATGGAACTCAATATGTATTTTTAACAGCTATTATTGGTGGAATTATTCAACTATTATTTGGAATTAGTGGATACTATAAATATTTTTCAAACATTAGTCAACCACTTATGACTGGATTTTTAATAGCATTAGGTGTTTTAATAGCCAAATCACTAATTAAAAATTTTAAATACCCTAATAGTGGAGAATGGTTTAAAGATAGTGATAACTATAAATTAACAGGAACACTATTATTCTCTCTTATTAGTCTTTTCATTACTGTGTTTGGTAAATTTATGTATAATTTGTCATATAAAACAAAAAGTATTAAAATTAATATTCCAGGAGCACTAAGTGCTATTATATTATTAAGCATATTATATTATATTATGCCTATTAAAGAAACAATTGAACTTGTAGGTACAAGAGGTAGCACTAAAATAAATAATATTGCTTTTAATATTCCAAATGTAGAATTAACAAGCGAAAATATTTTAAAAGTCCTACCTTTTGCTCTTGCAATGGCTATAACTGGGTTAACTGAGACTATTTTTATGGTTGATGATACAAGTAAAAAACTTAACATTATTAGTAGTCCGTTAATAGAAACATTAGCACAAGGTGTTGGAAATATAATATCTGGATTATGCGGTGGATTTGGAGGCTGTGTATTTGTTGGGCTAAGTAAATATAATGTGGAAAATGGCTCTAAAACACGACTATCTTCACGAGCAACTAGTTTGTTTTTTATAGCACTAACATTAATGTTTTCAAGCACTATTAACAAAATACCAATGCCCGCAATTATTGGTATTATGATTATGATTGCATTTAAAACTGCCACAGCCAATTATGACTATTTAATAAAGAATTTCAAAAGCGAATGGTTAATAATTCTTTTAACAGCCAGTTTAGGTATTTATAGTGAAAGTCTTGCTTTGGCAATTATTGTGGGTTTCATAGTTCAACGAGTAATAAAATCTATTAAAAGCATTTAAGCATTATATACCAAATAAGCTAAAAACAATCCAAAAAAGTTTTTAGAAAACACATCTAAAATATTATAAGAAGCGTTTTTAATCTTATTCTTATATAATGCGGCAACACCGTAAAGAGACCAAATAAATAACATTAAATAAAATATTAAATAATTAGCACTATTATTTTTAACATAATAAACAAACATTTTTAAAAAGAGTAAACCTAAAAACAAGAATCCAAAAATTGTTGAAATTGTTAATGATATAAGCTTTAATTCTTGTAAATAGCCTAAAAACAACATATTTAAATTATAAAACAACAATTCACTAATTTTTTGTATATCTGTTTTTATAAAATTATATAAACTTGAAGCAGCACTAGCATAAGCACTTAGTCCATACAATTTAGTATTATTATAATGAAAATATGCGACTGTTGATATAATCATTAATGGTGTTGAGAAAAACCAATCATAATATCTATACTTTGCTATATCTTCTTTATCCACATTTTTGGTGTAAAAATAAATAAACCATATATAAAATGACCCTTCTATAATTTGGACGGCATTTTCTAAAATTAGTGCCTCTCTTATTAATCTATTAGACGATGAAGCATTTGTAAAAAAAACAACAACTAATCCAAGCATTAGCGTTATTATTTGAACATAAAAAGATAAGTGTAGACTGTCTTTTACAATAAAGTCATTGTTCATTATTATTTATAAATAGTATACATTAAAATTTAAATTAACATTAAAATTTAAATTAACATTAAAATAAAAAAATATACATAGCAGAAATAAGATGTTTACAACAATCATAAACTTTGTAACATTTCATGATTTTCGGTTTTAAAGTTTGTAATTAAGTCGTGTGGAATTTCCGCAAATGAAACCAATTTTCTGTTTAGTTCATATTTTTCACGCGCTCCAGCTTCTTTTAAAAGTGCCTGATTAAACGCTTCCTTATCCACATAATACTTTTCGCAAGTTTTTGGTCCGCATTTTTTAAAAACAGGATTAATGTTATCCGACTTATCACCTAGCACAATTTTATAAAATAAGTTTTTCTCAGGTTCTTCAAACACTTTTTTTGCTTCTTTCAAAAATTTATACTGAAAATTAATAATTTCAGTTTGCTCGTCAAGGAGCTGTAAATAATCATGGTCATTTGCTATAATATAGATTTTAGAATCAGGATATTTTGCGCGTAAATCTTGTTTAACAATTGCAATAATATCATCCGCTTCCAAATTAGGAAACTGGAAAATATGATTTACACCAGCTTCAAATAATTTTTGGTTATTATTTTGATAAATAAATTTGAAAAATGGTGCACCATTAAAGCTATTATCTTGTGGTCGTGATCCTTTATAATCTTCATAAAATTTATTTCTCCAAATGTCCTTTCTTGGACAGTCGCGCACAGCTATAATAGTAGGACACATAATAGTCTTACTTTGTCCCTTAATTCTTTCTTTATGTAGCTTTAGTTTTTTTTTAAATAAAGTCAATGACTCTAAAAAGGTTTTTGTGAATTTTTCCAAAAACTCTTCATTTTCAATATGATTTTCGGGCAATGGTTGTTCTGTTTTGGCATGATTCCACCATTGTAAAATAGCATAATATCTGTAAAAGATCCAATAACTGGTATCAACCAATATAAATGTTTTAGGTTGTTCCATGAGGCTTGAACTAGTGTATATACTTTAACTTTAAAACTTTAATTCAATTTTTTGTATAGTAAAAAAAAATTGACTATTTAAATTTTTTAACATATTAAAAGTATTCCACTATTTGTGTGCTATACAAAAAATGAGCTTTAACGGAGCGTTTGTGCCTATTTTGGTTTTCATTCTTCTCTTGTTGCTCTTGACGTCTTCAATGTTTCCTTCTGCTTTTCTGTGTGCACTATTGTTGTTCTCATGTCCTATCATCTTCATTGCTCTTGAACTAGTGGCGGATGCTGTTGGGTTAGTTGGAACTGCCATTTGTTTTGGTTGCCTGTATGTTTACTTTGCATAGTAAAGATAGTAAACATAATATAAGATTATAGGGAAAACCGCACAAAAAAATTGAATCTTTTTTTTTCTTTAAGTCATTTTTACTATATTCTAAATTAGTTATGTTAGAACTTAAATGCTTAATATTGAGTCTTTTTATTCTTCTCTTGTTTGTGTTGCCACCTTCATTGTTTCGTCATGCTTTTCTATGTGCGCTATTAATGTATATTGTATTAGTTATTGAACTAGTAATAAGGGTTATTAGGTTTCAAGAGCATGCTAGTTGTTTTGGTTGCATGTAAAGTTATTTTGCTTATAAAACAAAAAATTGAACTGTTTTTTTCTTTAACTATTATTACTTCATAATGTTAGAAGTTCAATTGACTATGTTAGGACTTCTTATTCTAAAAAGTATTCTCTCGCTTATTGAAGTCATTTGTATACAAATAATATGCTTATTTAAATCGTATTATATTCCTACTACAAATGTGAATTTTGCTATTAACTATGAAAAAAATTATTCACATATTAACGACTATAATAACATTATGTTTTATGTATAAATTAATCACAATCCACAAATGTTTCATTATCAATTTCTTCACATTTTAATTTGGCATTTTCGGCAATTAACTTCTTATTAATAGTAATTAATTTAGCATTAAAATATAATTGTTTAGCATTGTCCTCAATAAGTTTGGTGTTTTCTTCAATAAGTTTGCTAGTCTTTTCACCTGCCTTTTTTATTTCCCATTTTAAGTCAATAACTTCATTGGTTGTTTTAAGTGCATCTTGCTTTAATTTGTCAACATTAACCAACAAATTAGCTCTTTCACTTGTTAACTGTGAAACATAGCATTTTAAAGAGCGCATTTCTTTAGTTAATATGTTAATAATATCTTCTGACGAACTACAATGTCCATAAGTTTGAATGTGGTCTTTTTGAACTTGCGTTTTCCATAAATTATGTTTTTGTGTGTTAAAATGAGTTCGCACCCAATTTGATGTAATATCAAATACTTTATCTTTACTAGAACACGGACACCTAATTACTTTTTCACTAAATTCGTTCTTTAATTCTTGGTATGTTTTATCTCTCAACCCTTCTGTTTTAACATCATAAATTAATGAATATTCTGGAATAACAGCAATAGTCGTGCTATTATCATTAGTATAAGACATATTATTAATGTTTTAATAATATTTTCAATATAAAAAAAAAGAATTCAATTTTTTATATTGAAAAAGTTGTTAAAACATTAATGTTTAAAATTTACGATATAAATACGCAACAAAAACATTAGCTATAAGAGCACCAACAAGCCCATACATAAATGATACAGCTGCTAAATACTTCTCATAAGCATCTTGTGCTCGTTGTTCGACTATGTCTAAATAATCAGCTTCGCATTTAAGTTGGTTTTGCATAAGTTCAGTTTTGTCTAAAGGTGTTGCTTCGCTTGGTGTCGCTTCGCTTAGGGTCGTTTCACTTGGTCTCGTTTCACTTAGTGTCGCTTCGCTTACAATTGCCTTCACTACCTCACAAATTAGCGAATCAATTTTATCTCGTTGTTCATTAACTTTTAATTGTGCTTTGGCCCATTTCCAAGAAATAACATTATTAAAATTGCTTGTTCCCAATTCTTCATTTGTTTCAATAATTTCGGTTAGCATTTTTTTACCACCACCAAGTGACGAACACATAATTTGCCGCGTTAAATCATCATCCGCACATTTGGAAGTGATCATATTACAAATATGATTGACAAGCTCTTTGGTGTTTATAATCGCATTACGTTCTTCAATAATAGTAGAATCAATAGTACAATATTTTTTACAAATATTGTACAGTGTGCTATTTAAAGCTGACATAATTATAATAAATATTAGTTTTGTTGTTTTAAATCAATTCAATTTTTATTTTATATTTTATATTTTATGAATCTCTCAATATAAAGTTGTTAGTCTTAAATAAAATTGAGTTAGTTTAATATATTATTACTTTAATATATTACAAAAACAATGTCTAGCATTTGCCTCGATCGTTCTATTGATTACACTGTGTTCAAGGGAAAGTCGTGGCAAGAAAAGATGAATAATTGTAATGAGTGCTACTGTTGTGAGCGTCATAATATAAACAGACCTCGTTATGTGTTGCCTACTGTTCACGAGTTTGATGCCATTGATGTATTGGATAGTACTACAGAAGTGTGGCGACTGGGGTTGTGTAAGTGTAAGTGTCGGTTTTTGGCGCGGCGAATGTGTGAAGAGGCTAATTGTGACATTATGTGTGCTTCGCCTAGTCCAAGTGAGTTACCTATGCCTCCACAAAAGTGGTTGAAAAAAACACCACATTATGACTTGAGCCTTCTTGATTGGGCAACAGAACAAGCAATAGAAGTTCATTGGAAAAACCAAGTCAAAGCATGCCAATATGCGATTTTCCATATATGTTAAATAAGTGGGTCGTGTTTGTAATGCATGTTTTTTTTGTTAAATAAAATTGCATAAATAAAATTGAACTGCCTTATTTAAACTTTAAAGACGATATAAAGCACTATAAACAATACACAAGGCACAAGCTATTATGAATGCTACTTCCTCCAGCGTATTAGTAAATTCATTTTTCCCGCCACAAAATGATAAAAATAATAGTGCTATTATAACAATGGACGTATTTTATATTGGAACAATTATTGGGCTAATTGGAGCGTTACTAGTTGCTCTTATTAGAATTCACTATTTATATCATAAAAGACACGTTCAGTCGAGCAAAGTTAATATAGTCTTTGAAAATAATACTAAGGTTCATGAGTTGGTAAAGACTAACATTGAACTAAGTGTATAATAATTAGAAATAGAATTTTTAAGTATTATATTTTTTTTAGAGAGATTATAATATACTATAATTACAATATGTATAAAAGAGTTCTTGTATTATGTCAACGTAAAGTTAGTAAACTTACAAAAGATAGAGAAAAAGTGGAAAGTGTAGTATCGCTTATTGATGAATATATAGCATTAAACACTCCCGTCGGCACTCATGAAGATATTCGTGTAAAAGTTGAATATTTGACATACCATTCTTTTGAGCCACAACATGCTTATGCCGATCATATATTTCTTCTCTCTCGAACACAACAATATGGTCATGAGTCTAATCTTACAGAAAAAGAAGTAGATTTAGAGAATTTTATTAAAGAACATAACAACACTTATGATGTTATTATTTTAAATACTTGCCCGCTACCATGGTTAGACTATAATCTAATACATCAAGTATTAAAATCAGATGGTGTTTTAGTAGTAAAACTTTTTGGAAATCCAGAAAGCTCCCCAAGTAAAGAAAAGGATAAAAGTGTAGTAAATAATATTAAAAAAAATACACAAAATATACCATCACACTTATTTACTAAACTAGACGGCCAGTTTTCAGGGCATTATACTTACAAAAAAATAGAAACACAAGCACAAGGAAGAAAGTTAAAAACAACAAAAAGAAAAAGACAAAAAAATAAACAAGTTAATAGGAGACAAAACATAAAAACAAGAAGAAAGCAAAAAAAGCAAAAAAAGCAAAAAAAGCAAAAAATGCAAAAAATGCAAAAAATGCAAAATAAAATAAATTAAAAAGTTATAAAAGCCACAAATGGTATTTATGGTATTTCCAATAATCTATGAATGCTAGTTAAGTTATTAAACAATTTCATTTGACAAGCCGAGACATCTTTTGACAATTTTTTTCCAAAACTATTTACATTTACCATGCACAATACTAATTTGTGAAATTCTTCTGTAAAGTTCAAATTATAGTTTTTAAATATTTTACAAACGTCAGCTATTAGTTTTGGACTTATTTCATTATGTTCACATAATTCTATAGTGACACATAATTCTTTTTTTAATGCTTCTTTAGTTAATTGGGACATAGCATTAAATCTCTCTTTTTCTTCAATAACATTGTGCAAAACTGTAAAAATTTGGCTATAATCATTATTTATTAATACTTCATTCAAGAAAATATAGTATGCATTTTGATTTAATTTATTTGGAAAACACGTAAGACCAAAATCTATAACTCCCATTTGATATTTTGGCGTGTAATCGTTAGTACATTCATTTATATAAAAAAACACATTTCCACAATGTAAGTCGCAATGAATAGCTGAATAATTTAAAATACCCAATATTCCAAATTTTATATATATATAAGCAAATTCTTCTTTAATAGCATCGTCCATAGTTTCTAAACTCTTAAGAGTTAATCCTTTTATATTTTCCATTACTAAAAGTTGATTATAGCGTTGAGTAATATTTTTGTAGACCTTAGGAAATCTGTATTCTTTATTATTTTTGTATTTTTCGGCAAATCTCTCTAGCGCATATGCTTCTTTCATAAAATCTATTTGTTGAAGCATTAGTTCTTTATTGTCTAAAACTAGTTTGGTTATGTTAAAAGACTTAATATATGGAATAAGTTTACACACATACGATATATATGTTAAGTCATCAAATAAATCTCTCAACTCATTAATTATATTACGTTTTAACATTTTAACAACTACCTTTGTATTGGAGCTATCATATCCGTCAAATACTAGTCCAACTATTCCACTGTTTATAGGTATTGCACTTACCACACTAATATTATAAGTTTCGTGTAAATCACTTAATAATTTATAGTCAATACAATCACTACTATATGGAACATTATCACAATAGTTGATTAAATAATCCTTTTCATCATCATATAATAAATCTTCATTTAAAGCTAATGATTGAAATATTTTTATATATACGCTATTTAGTTTTTCCAATTTAATGCATAATGCTTTTATTAGACTCAATCTAGATTGAGGTTGCTGTCTAAATAAATAAATAGTTAGCATTTTATTAACATAAAAGTGCGTAAGTGTATATGTTAATACACTTACTAATTTTATAATGCGATAATAAACACTAATATGTTTGCTATATTTTTTTAATAAACTATACATATTAAATATACTTAATTTATATTTTTTATATTTTTATATTTTTTATATTTTTTATATTTTTTATATTTTTTATATTTTTTATATTTTTATATTTTTTATATTTTTATATTTTTTATATTTTTTATATTTTAAAATATAAAAAAAAACTTATTTTATGTAAATAAAATCTAGCTTACACTAATAAAATAATTTTTAAGATTATAAAACATCTTTTTAAACATTAATCCAACTAGATTTTCCATATATAGTGGTAAATCATCGTCAACAATAACTTGAAAATCTATATTAAATTTAACGCTTGAAACATCATTATTATCATTATAAACATTTATTTGAGTTTTGCCATAATTATATATTAGTGCTTCATAATTAGAATTAATTATATTAAGTTGTTTTAAATAGTCTTCTTTTAATTTTTCACATATTAATTTTACATCTTTGTTATAAAAGGTAACCGAATTGTTTAACTTATTCAGTATTTTAGTGCTTCTAAATAGCATAAATTTTTGTTTTATGCCAATTTCTTTGGCAATATGATTTATTAATATACATATATCTGCTTCATTGTCTGTTTTATTGATTATAATTATTTTTTCTATTAGCTCTTTATTTTGTGCTTCTAATAAATCATATATTTCAAAACCAGTAAGACTAGCTACATTTGTATTTGGAACCTGAATAGTAAATGCTAAATTATAGCTTCGTGTGTTAAAGTTAAAGCTTTTAATTTCAGACAATAACATATCTCCTTTAGCACATATTAGCTTCGGTTGAAACCTATTTTCTTCACAATAACTCATGTTAAATATAATAAATAGTTAGTATTTAAATACTTACTTTTTATAGTTTCAAAATAATATAGTACTCCGGCACTAATTAAGAAAAGAATAGTCATAGCTACATTATATTCATAATTTGTCATTTTTAACGAATTATTATATAATTTAAATCCACTATTATAATTCATAACATATAATAGCACTAATGCTATATAGCTAGTAATATATGAATAGTTTGTACTTATAGAGTTAGCAATAAAGCCTTTAACATAATATAATGCTAAAAGTGCAAAAACTATATGCCAAGTTATGGCAAAAGACGCCATAGCTGGGAAAAAGCTTGTTTCCTCATACGGAACATAACGTTTCCATATATTAAAAATAAAATTGTTGTATTTTTCATTAAACTCACGCGATGCTAATACATCAAATTTTAATAATAAAGAATAAGCCGCAATAAACAATACTGAAATAAATGCTCCAAAAGAAAAATATATTAATACATCATAACATTTATGTAATCTAGTTGCTATAAGTGTTGCTACTAATAACGTAGTTACTTGAACACAAAAAAATAAATGTAGTTTTATAATTTTTTGAAGCAATGTTCTTTTTGGTTTTAAGTCACTGCGCTTTAAGTCATTTTCATTTATAGTTTGTTGTTCCTTTAAGTCGCTACTCTTTAAGTCATTTTCATTTGTATTTTGTTGCGGCTTTAAGTCGCTACTCTTTAAATCGTTTTCATTACTATTATATGAACTATCAATACTAGTCATTAGCAAACAAATAAAGTATTATGTTAAAATAGTAATATAATTTTAACATAAAACACACAATAAATAATTAATTTTTATAATAATATAGTTTGCTTAATATTTTTAATCCAATAATATAATCAATAATATCATTTGTATTAAACTCTTTATTAAAAAAGGGTTCTTTAAATACTTTATATTCAAAATAATGTAAAAACTTCTTCTCTCCTCGCAACTGAATTATATTTGTATAATAATTTATGAATTCAAACAGTTTAGATTTTAAAAGTAAGCTATAACTACTTAGTTTATATGATACAATACGATTTAAACTGTTTTTTTCATCTGTGTAAAATAGATTCTCTTTTGCTCTATATTTATTATAATTAATAAAATTGTGATGTATTAAATCAATATGACTATATATTTTAGATTTTAGTGTTTTTTTTATTGCTTTTTTAGATATTAAGTATGCCGCTGCGCTTATTGAACCAATATGAGTGCTATAAGTTTCTGTTGTTGGCATAATGCCATCACTATGAAGCTGAATAATTTCCCAATTACTATCCAAAATTTGTATATCATATAATGTTTTATTTAATTTTTCATAAAACTCGTCTTTATCATATAACGGAAAAACATCGTCTTCCATTATAAGAAAATAATTAGGATTGTCATGTTTATGCGTTTTTTTCTTTTTTATATAGTTTTTATATATATATTTACAACACATTATATGACTTAAAGCACACCCAATTACGGATTTTGGTGTATAATTTAAGGCAAAATTAGATACGTATTTTTTATAACTAGTTTTAAAATGTTCGTCTTTTAAAGCATTTACTCCACTAAATCTCTCACTAACTAATCCTAATTTTAATAATTGTGCTGCTTGTTTAATATAATTACTTTCATAATCATCTAAATTTATTGTAAAAGATTTTAGATTAGTATAACCATATTTTATTACATAATTTGGACTATTATATTTAGTCATAAGTTAATAATACTAATTTCATACTTTTATATAAATATAGTTTATAATGTTTATAATGTTTATAATGTTTATAATGTTTATAAATAGCACTATTTAAATATCTAAGCTTACTATATTTTTATCACTTTTTTGCCTTCGTTTTGATTTTGTCGGTATTCTTGCGTTAGTTAAATCTTTAAAATCATCTATACTAATAGTGCTTGACTCATTAGCATTAGCATTTGTGTCTGTTTGTTTAGCTTTTAAACCATTTAATAATGATGATATGCTTTGACTTTGGCTTTGACTTTGAGGAGTTGTTATACTTGGACCTCTCATTTCTGGTCGGGTTATTCTCTCTTGTTCATATGGATTTGCTTCATTTTTTGTTATTTCAATTCCCCGTGCTGAATTAATATCAGGACGATTTACTAAATTAGGCATGCGTTGGCTACGCTCTGGCAATTTAGTTTCAACAGACATTGGTGGAGGACCTGAGTTTACATTTGGAGGCATAGTGCTTCCAAATCCGGGAGTATAGCCGTTATTATTATTTGATGTGCCATTGTTTCCAGCAAAAAGTCCATTCATAAATCCACCAAATCCAGGATTAGTTTGCCCCATTGTATTAACAGCAGCTTGTGTAAATTGTTTCATTAATTCGGGATTTTGTCTCATAATATCATCCATGCCTGGCATTGATGATTTAAATAATGTATTAGACATATGAACCATTACAGCAGAACCACCTAATTGAAACAATAATTTTAATTCGGGAGACATTTTTGCCTTGGACTTATATTTTTCGTGTAATTCGGCAAAAATATCATCATAATCATCTATATTTTCATTAATTTGTTCTCCCCACCCATCTAATTTTATATCAAATGGGTCAAATTTGCTATTTAAAAATTCTAATCCCGTTATACAAGCCATCATCATTTTGCCTTGAAACTTAATTGCATTTGATTTCTCTTTTTCCGCAATAATTGTTTCATATTCACCAATCATTTCATCTAAATCAGACTCCATAGTATACCGTTTAGACAAACTAACGCCTTTTTTTTCTAGTTCATCTAACTTGCGAACATATTTGAATTTTTCACGCAGCTCTTCTTCCTTTGTTAGTTGTGGTTTTTGTTGAGCTTGTTCTAAATTTATTGGAATGTTATTAAATTTACCATATCCATCCCACGTTTTTGTTTCATTCATATTTGCCGTTGATTTGCCTAAATTATTTGTATCAGAGTCAATATTTTGCGTAACAGGTTTAATATTTTCACCATCTACTTTGCTTGAACCAAATAAATCACCAAATATTGATTTTTTTGTTGTAGTGCTTTGTCCGTATTTTATTTCTTTTTTAGTGTCACTGTCTTTGTCTTGATAAAATGGTTTTTCTGGTTCTTTGGTTTGTTCGGTGTCGCTTATGTTAGATGCTAGATTATTTAATTCACTCTCTAAATTTGTAATATCTTCAATATCAATTGACGAGCTCGCTTTTTTGTCATTTTTATTTTTAACATTCATTAACAGCTCAATACCTCCACCAAAATTTGAGGTTGGCTTGTTTTTAACTATGTCATCATCATTATCTAATGATTCATCAAACTTAAAATCCGGAATGCTAAAGCTATCAATATTTAAAATATCTGGCTCTATTTCAACTATTTCCATTAATCCTATTATGATTTAAATAGAAGTTTAATTTTTAAATACTCCGCAAACAATATTAATATAATTAATTTAATTGTTATTTTATTTAATTTTATTTAATTATTAATATTTATATAATAATAAGCTTGTAAAAAACAGTCAGCTAAGTCATCTTTTTTTAAATGACTGGAAAAAAAAGATAGCTCGTTATTCATATTATATTTTTTCAATACTTCTTTTGTATGAAAAATACTTAATTTTTTCCGTTGGGCGTAATTAATTTTACTAGTATTAACGCTTATTGTGTCGCTTTTATCTTTTAAAAAAGATTTCAATTTATTAGTTGCAGAAATAAAGTATATATTATAATTGTTAGAATTTATAAAGTATTGCGCTATCATACCTTGAATTGTTTTCATACGATTTGCAATTGGACTAATTTGGTTTTCTAAGATTATTTTATCCAATGTTAATATATTATAGTCTTTAAATAGTTCATTTAATCGATCCTTAATATTGATTCCAATATGAACTAAGTTTATGGTATTTGCACTGACGCTTTGAACAGCTTCTAAGCAGTGTTCATTTAAATGAGTTTCTAATAAAGCTAATATACTAGATTTATTGCTAGATTTATTACTAGATTTATTACTAGATTTATTGCTAGATTTATTACTAGATTTATTGCTAGGTTCGCTAGGTTCATTACTAACTAGTTTATATTCGTTTGCTAGTTCACTAAGCTTTTTAAGTGATAGTTTATGTAATGTTTTAATATCACACAATGGGATGCTATAGTCTGTTTTTTTTGCGTGTATTTTACAATAATAAGTATTATTTTTAAAAAAAGCTGGTTTGTTTTTACATAAATGGTGTGTGCAATTATTATTATTGGAACATAAATTTAATACATCCCATTTTATTATTTTAAAATCATTAGCTTCATTTGTTTCGATTATAATAAATGCTAAATTCTTTATACCAATATCTATACTTAATAATTTCATAGTTATAGTTATATAATACTTGTTTAAATAAGTATTATATAGTTATTTGTAAAGTTAGTACAAACTAATTAACGTAACGCAGCTACGCATATGGAATAATGTATTCTTGAAATATAGTATAAAATCATATTACTTAAGAAAGACATAAAATATGCGCCCATCGCATATTGACTATTTTTTCTAAATAAACCCAAAATAAAACCAATAAGCGCAGCAATGGCGAAAAACAAACTTATTAGTCCAAGATAGTAAAATAACATACAATGATCACGACTAAGAGGAGACATCAAATTATCAAAAAAATTCATATTTTTATATAATAATAATATAATAAAATTATATAAAATATATAAAATAGATTAAAATATATAAAATAGATTAAAATATATAAAATAGATAAAAAATATAGAATTATTCTTAAATTACTTTTATTAAATACTAAATACTAAATAGTACTTACTAATTACTAATTACTAATTACTAATAATATACTTTGTAACATGTTTTTGAGCGTCTAGCTGTTGTTTACTTAAATATATATTTTTTAAGTTGCTAGTTTCATAACCATATGGTTGATCGCGTGTCAAAGTAGACATAAAAATATATGGTGTTTTACTATTAGCATTATTAGAACTTGTGCTATTATAATAAGGACATACACTACATTCATTACAAGCAATTAATTGATTATTTTTAATTAGCGCATCACTATTTGTTTGTAAATATTTTCTATAATCACTATTTGTTTGTATATTATTTCTATGTTTCAAAACATTATCATTTAAAACAGATGAGTTATAATCGCTAAATAATCTTGAGTCATCCATTAATGGTGGATAATTAAAATGTATATTATTTGAACCATTATAGCAAGTTCCCCAACTCATAAAATTAATATTATATAGTAATAATATTAATTTTTATAACATTAATTTCTAAATTAATTATACTAATTTAGTCTAAATTATACTAATTTAGTCTTAATTATACTAATTTAGTCTTAATTAGTGTAAACAAAGTTCTCTAAAAAATAGTTTTCTAAAATAAATCTTTATTTACTTTTCCAGGTAGTCCATGACCAAAAACAATCATATATATTAAAGCTAGCGCTGCCAATACTATACTTCTATTTTCCGCAACAACATGTCTCTGTTTAAGACCATATACCATTATTACATATAATACAATTCCAATTATTACAGAATGCACTAACATCATTAGTCCTGACTCCATTTATATATATATTAACTATAAAATTTATTTATTAATTATGTAATTTATTTATATAATTTATTTATATAATTTATTTATTAAATTTATTTTTGTAATAATTTAATTAACTCATTTTTTTTCAATTTTAGTGCCTCCTCATTATCTAAAATATTTTTTGTAACAACTAGTGCTCTTAAATCATCTATTCTCATTTTGCTATAGTTCTTTTTTTCTACTTTTTGTGTTGTTTCTGAATTATTTTCTAAAGTAATTACTTTCGAACTAGGTTCTAACTCTTCATTATAATCATTTAATACAATTGGTAAATTTTTGATAAATATGTCTTCATCAGTATTTAAATAATTTGAAGTATTACTAATTTCAACTAGTTCTACATTATTAGTACTAGTACTAAGTGTTTGACTTGTTTGAATCGTTTCATAAAAGTCTTTATTTAGTGTTAATGGTTCTTTTATATCAAACACTTTGGTATTTTTAGTGTTATCGTGTTCCTCGTCATTATCCTCGTCATTATCCTCGTCATCATCCTCTTCA